CACTAAACCATAGCGTTACAGGTATTGATCAAAAAGACAATATTGATTTACTAACTTGTCAATTTTCAGATGATCAATACGATTTAGTTATTCACTTAGCAGGCAAAAGCGGAGTACGTGAAAGTTTTAAAGACCCTGCAGGTTATTGGAATAACAACGTAGAAGCAAGTAGACGTTTATTTGAACGTTATGACGATACACGCATACTATATGCGAGCAGTTCGAGTGCTTACGAGCCCGATTTGAACCCTTACGCCGCAAGTAAGTATGTGTTAGAAGAACTTGCTGAACGTTATCCTGATACGTTAGGTATGCGTTTTCACACAGTGTATAGTCACAACTGTCCAAGAGAAACTATGTTCTTTAATAGATTAAGAAACGGTACACTTGAATACACAACACCGCATTATAGAGATTTTATACATTTATTTGATCTAATCGATGCAATACTAATTCTTATCGAAAATCCTCATGTAAACGGGATAGTTGATATTGGTACTGGACTGCCAGTAAAGGTCCAAACACTTGCACCAGAGTTGCCTGTTCGTCTAAATACCCCAGGTGAACGGCAATTTACTTGTGCAAATACAGAAAAAATGTCAGCACTTGGCTTTAAACCTAAATACTCGGTAGAAAAGTTCTTGACAAATGATGATAAAGACAATATAATAAACATTACTAATGGAGAAAAAGTATGAAAGACATCTTACAAGACATCGTTGCACACACACATTCGCTAGGTTTTCTTAATCTAGTTAAAGTGACCAATGATGAAAACAGTACAATTGAATCAATGGCAGACGACAGAAGTGTTGTTATGAACGGCAGTACTAATAGTGTGGTACCAGAGTTTGATAAGAGTACATTTGGTATGCCTAACTTAGATAAACTAAAAATGCATCTAAGCAATCCTGAATATAAGAAGGATGCAAAGATTGACGTTGTTAAAGCAGAGCGTAATGGCGAAACTATTCCAACACACATTCACTTTGAGAACGAAGCAGGCGACTTTCAAAATGATTATCGCTTTATGAATAAAGCAATTATCGAAGAAAAGCTAAAGACTGTAAAGTTTAAAGGTGCTAACTGGAATGTAGCAATTAAGCCAAGTGTAATAAGCATCGGTCGTATGAAACTTATGGCAGCGGCACACTCAGAAGAACCAACATTTAATGTAAAAACTGTAGAAACAGGTGGTGCAACTGATCTTGTGTTTAGTTTTGGTGACCACAGTACACACGCAGGCGAGTTTGTGTTCGAAGCAAACGTTGAAGGTATACTAGCACACACATGGAGTTGGCCAGTAGCACAAGTACAAGCAGTACTTAACCTAGAAGGCGAAGTTGAAATGAGTATTAGTGATCAAGGTGCTATGAAAATTAGTGTAAACTCAGGTATGGCAACATACGATTACATCCTTCCAGCACAGAGCAAGTAATGAATACAGACTTAACTACAGCACAAAATGATTATGCACATTTCTTGCCTGCACTTAGTGGCTTCTATGCTACATATGTAGGCAAGCAACGTTTCGATGAATATGTAGAAAAGTCACGTATTCCTAATAACTGGAACAACGGTATTGAAAGTTTAAACTACTTAAATGCACAAGAAGGACAGTTCCAATACAAATGGAGTCTATACTCAGCAGGACATGCTGACTTAGATACAACTAAGGTTGTGCCTAAAGAAGACATGGTGCGTAACAGAGATAGAGAAAACACTTGGTTACTAGGTGATTCAGGTGGTTTCCAAATTGGTAAAGGTGTTTGGGAAGGCGATTGGAAAGATCCTAATTGCCCTAAAGCACAAAAGAAACGTGACGGTGTGTTACGTTGGATGGATGCTTATATGGACTACGGAATGATACTTGATATTCCGGCGTGGGTGGCACGTTCACCTGAAGGTGCAAAAGCAACAGGTGTTAGTACATATCAAGAAGCAGTAGAAGCAACACGCATCAACAATGACTACTGGATGAAGCATAGAACAGGTGCTTGTAAATTACTAAATGTTTTGCAAGGTGAAACCTTTGATGATGCGGAAGACTGGTATGAGCAAATGAAAGACTATTGCGATCCAGTTAAATATCCTGACAGACACTTTAATGGGTGGTCAATGGGTGGACAAAACATGTGTGATGTTGAACTCCTGCTTAAACGCATTGTTACTATACATTATGACGGACTACTCCAAAGCGGCTTACACGATGTAATGCACTTCTTAGGAACTAGTAAATTAGAGTGGGCTACATTGCTTACAGACGTACAGAGAGCTGTACGTAAGCACTATAACCCAACGTTTATGGTTACATTTGATTGTGCATCACCTTTCCTTGCTACAGCAAACGGACAAGTTTATACATCTAATGAAACTCCAGATAACGGCAAATGGACTTATCGAATGGTTCCAAGCGTTGACGAACTAAAGTATGCAACAGATACTAGAACGTTTAAAGATGCTACAACCCAAGACGGTATTTTTAAAGTGTTTGAAGATAGTCCACTAACTGACGGTTTGTTGGTAAACGATATTTGTACATATGCTAAAGGTGATCGTAATAAGATTGGTGTGCCTAAGGTAAGTGCAGGCGAGGTTGAGCTTGATAAGAATGATCAACCTGTATTAGACGACAATGATAATCCCGTTGTACGCAAGAAGGACTCTACAAGCTGGGATAGCTTTAGTTATGCTATACAGATGGGTCATAACGTATGGACACACGTAAATGCTGTACAAGAAGCTAATAGGCAGTATGATGCCGGTGTTACTCCTAAGATGTTAAAAGGTGATAAGTTTCAAGTAAGAACAATACGTGATATGATTAATGAAGTATTCGAACAGCCTAGTAAAGAAGAGTCTCTAGAGTTAATTGAACTGTACAGACCATATTGGATGCAAGTGCCTGGTACAAGAGGTGCAATTGGTAAGAAAACTATATCTGCTAAACCTTTTTTCAACAAACTATTTGATGAACCTGGTGCCGTTGAAGATAATATTGAATTAGATGAAACCAAGTTGGAGGACCTAGAAGATGAGCAACTACACGGAGCAACACGATAAAATTGCTGTACATTTACAAGAGTTATATGTAAAGCACAGAACACTTGACGAAGAAATAAAAGTGTTGTATAATAAGTTTGAACCTGAACACATACTTAATAGAATGAAAACTCAAAAACTTTGGCTTAAAGACGAAATACATAGATTAGAAACACAATTAAAGGCACTAGGATGACGTTAAAGTTAACCGGACTAAAGAACATAATTGAACCTGGAACTATTATTCCTATGGAAGAACGTAATGGTAATATTGGTAGATGGGCAGAAGATAAGCTCGAGAGCTTGGGATGGACAGTAAACAGAGAAAAAGGTATTGACTTGCCAGAAGTTGGCGCTGAACTAAAAACACGTAAATGGGGTAGTACTAGCGGACACACAGTAGGCGCAATGTTACCACAAGATATCCTACATACTCAATGGCACAAAAGTAATGTCCATGATAAAGTACAACATCAACTGAGAATATATCATAAAGTAAATGAGCTTACAGGTGATAATGTTGTTGTAAGCGCACAGTTGTATGACTTTACTAGCGATGTCATACAAAAAAAGTTAGAGCAAGCATGGCAACATTGTCGAGGTGTTCTTCACCAAGGTGATTTGTTTGACTATATTCGTGGCGTAGATAAATGGGCTTACTTAGAAATGCAACCCAATGGTTATTATCAGTTCCGTATTCAACCAGGTATTATGAAGAAGATGGAACATATAGCACATGCAACTAGATCAAAATTATTTGACTTTGGAGACTAACATGAAACGTGATTACGAAAGTGGTGTAAGTGATACACCAATATTCTTTACAGGCGTAGAAGTTGAAAAGACTCCTGCGTTTGGAATGAAGACATTGTTTGTTACAGGTATACAAGACTACAACGAAGTAATGAAGTACTATGAACAAGAACAATGCGAACATATCTTCTTTGGTGCTAATCATTCATATAATCCTAAGACCGCAGATGAGTTTGACGATTGGGATATAGCAATCAAGGCGTATGTAAAAGAAGGCATACTATGTAGTTTAGACATTCCAAGTACTGTTAATTTAGAATGGTTTATGGAAGGTGGACTAATAGAGTATGAAAACTTCATTCCACAAATACGTGTTGTATTACCTTATATTAAACAGTGGAACTATAACACAATGGTTAAGATCGATGACAAAGATTTTAAAGCAAGTAATCCAGGTGTTTGGTGCCATAGCCTACATGACTTAATGGATCGAAATAAATTTACTGATTGGGGCAAATATGGCCTTGACAAAGTTATTAAATGAAAGTATACTAGTAATATGACACAACACGAATCGTATCATAATTATATGGGACGCAGAATGAGAGAAGAAGACGCAAAAATGGCAGTAGAAACATCTATGAATAAAGCAGAACGTAGTATTTGGGTAACCTTTAATAAAGAAGGTGTACATATGTACCCTGGCGCAGATACTGATCCTAAACTAGCAACAGGCGACTGGGATGATGTATCATTCTTAGGCATTCCGCATCGTCATATCTTTCACTTTCGTGTTCGCATTGAAGTATTCCACAACGATCGCGACATTGAATTCATTCAGTTTAAACGCTGGATGCAACGACTCTATGACGTCGAAGGCGTACTAGAGCTTAACCACAAGAGCTGTGAGATGATTGCAGATGACTTGTACAAAGAAATTTCTGTGAAGTACCCCAGCCGCTTTGTAGAAATCAGCGTAGCTGAAGACAATGAAAATGGCTGTTCAATTTACTATCCTAAATCACAATAAAGGAAACTATGAAATGGCAATCGAATTTAATCGTAATGCATATACTAAGGTATTTAACGACTTGGATGCATATCGTGATTATTGTCGCTTTGAAGGTAAAGTCTATAACGAAAAGGCTTTGTACAAAAAGGATGATCCTAACTGGATCGCATACGAAAAATGGCGTAATTATATTAGGATGAAAGCCCGTAACGCAGGGCGTAATTTTAACAATCGGAGAAATTAAATGACTATCTATGTTGTAGATATCGAAGCAGTTGACACACGCTATACTAAGCAATGGAAAGAACATCTTCCTAAACAACTACGTCGATCTACAAATAATGATGTTATTGTTATCAGTGGTGGAGAAGTACCTCAGGCAACTACGCCTGGGGCTTTTCTAAATTTTGCAGGAACAAATAATTATAAATCACAACAGATGTTAGAAATTAGCAGAATGTTTGCTAATGGAGAAATTAAAGATAATGATTATTTTTTGTATACTGATGCTTGGAACCCTACAGTTATTCAACTACGCTATATGGCAGAACTATTGGGTGTTGACATTTGTATTGGTGGCATGTGGCATGCTGGTAGTTATGATCCGCAAGACTTTTTAGGCAGACTCATAGGTGACAAGCCTTGGGTTAGACATGCTGAAATGTCAATGTATGAATGTTATGATGATAACTTCTTTGCAAGTGACTTCCACATTGATATGTTTACGGAAGTATTTGATGAGGACTATGCAGTTGATTGGGATAGAGTACATCGTGTAGGTTGGCCTATGGAGTACCTAAAGGATAGCTTAACTAGCTACAAAGGTATGGAAAAACGAGATCTTATTCTCTTTCCGCATCGTGTTGCTCCTGAAAAACAAGTTGAGATCTTTAGAGATCTTGCAATGCGTTTACCACAATACGAGTTTGTTGTTTGTCAAGAACAACAACTGAGCAAGAACGAATACCATAACTTGCTAGGTGAAGCTAAACTTGTGTTTAGTGCTAACTTACAAGAAACATTAGGTATTAGTTGGTACGAAGGTGCATTAGTTGATGCTATTCCTATGGTACCTGACAGACTAAGCTATAGTGAAATGGCATTACCGGAGTTTAAATATCCAAGTGCGTGGACTGAAGACTATGATGCTTACTTGCACAACAAAGATAAATTAGTTGCACAAATTATAAACTATATGGAAAACTTTGATGACTTGCAGGTTTCCTTAGAGAAACAACGCACTAAATTAAACAAAGACTTCTTTAACGGTAAAGAGTTATACGGAGTAATTGCAGATGAATGATGAAGATTTTGATTATTTAAGTGACGATCAAATTACAATAACACTTGACGGGAATTATACTTTTGACGATACAGTTACTATAGACACAAGTTCATGGGATGATAGTTTTACTACTAGTCCTAGTTCAATATATTCGCCCACTGGCAATGTTAGTATCGAAGGTGAGTTAACGGTAGGTGGTGTAGATGTTATGCAGTCTATTAAAGATATGCAACGTGTACTAGGTGTTGTAAGTAGAGATATTGAAAAAGAAGAAAAGTATGCAGGACTAAAACTTGCCGCAGAAGCATACGAACGTGAACTAGCAAAAATTGAAACATTTGAAACTCTAAAGGATTCAAAGTAATGTTACACACAGTTGAAGAACTAATTGAACGTTTAAGTTTAATGAAAGACAAAGCAATTGAACTACATCGTATCCGTAACCAATACAGTGAACTAAGCGGTAAACAATATGACAAAATACTTGCACAAGCAATATTAGATGATATTCAATCAATGGCAAAACTTATTGCTGAAGATCGGCAAGGTAATGAAATTAAAACTAACATGGACGAATGGAAAAAATGATAAAAAAGCATTATTATAATTGGCAAGATGTAGAACGTATGTGTGTCAGTATTGTAAATCAAATGTATACTGATAGTTGGAGACCTGATTATATTGTAGGCATTACCCGTGGCGGTAATGTACCTGCTACTATTATTAGTAACATGACTGGTATACGTTGTGAAGCACTTAAGGTAAGTTTACGTGACGATAACAGCGACAGCGAATCTAACTGTTGGATGGCTGAAGATGCATTTGGTTATGTAAGTGCTGAAAATCGAATTAATGATGTTGCAGTTGATACAAACAACAGAAAAAATATTCTTATTGTAGATGATATTAATGATACTGGTGCTACATTTAACTGGATAATGAAAGACTGGAAGTCAGGTTGCTTACCTAGTAGTCACGACTGGAATGATATTTTTGGTTCAAATGTTCGTTTTGCTACACTAACAGATAACCTAGCAAGTGAATTTAATAGTAATGTTTCGTATACATGCCATGAAGTAAATAAAGCAGAAGAAGATGTATGGTTAGTATATCCTTGGGAAGATGTAGGTACTTACTAATGAAGTTACCATGGTCCGACATAGTAATTGAGACTAAAGATTTAACAGTGTATAAAGACGGATTTCCTGTAACAGAAGGACACATCCTTTTTGTACCTAAAGAAGAAAGTTGGCAATCGCTAACTAAATGTTTTGAGACCGCATATAAATGGGGTTTTGATTGGGTTGAACGTGGTTATTGTGATGCGTTCAACATAGGACAAAATGTAGGAGAGGCAGCAGGTCAGTCTGTCATGTACCCGCATGTTCATTTAATACCTCGACGTAATGGGGATATGGAAAATCCACGTGGCGGAGTTCGTCATGTAATACCAGAGAAAGGAAACTATAATGACTAAAGCAGGAGATTTAATTATACTGGCTGCACGTAAGCAAGCAGAAGGCGAACTTGCAGTACATCAAGCAAACATTGAAGTTTATCGTACAATGCCCGCAGGCATTGGCGAACACTCAGATGTTACTGAAGCAGTAATTGAAGAATTAAATAAGATGGCTGCGGCACAAGATCGTATTGATATGATCGAAAAATATTTTAGTGCTTGACAAAAACCTAAATACAATGTATAATATAACTATTGTGCATTGTATTACTAACCGGCAATCCACTGCCTAAACATCGGAGAAGTGAATGAGTAAAAGTGAAGAAATTAAAGCCCGCCTAGTACAGGCAAAACAACGCTATTGGGCTGGCGACAACATTAGTGGCGTGTTGCAAGAAGGTGATAAGGAAAAACTTATCAACGAAGCTACTACAGCATTTGAAAGTGTACTAGATGCACTTGTAATTGATAGATATCAAGATCCAAACTCTAAAGGTACAGCGCATCGACTTGCTAAAATGTACTATAATGAGATTATGGCAGGACGTTATGATCCTATTCCAACAGCAACAGCATTTCCAAATGACAGCGATGATCGTTATGAAGGTATGCTAGTAGTGCGTTCGGAACTAAAGAGTATGTGTTCACATCACCATCAACCAGTAGCTGGTATTGCGTACATTGGTATTATTGCCGCAGACAAATTAATTGGTCTAAGCAAGTACACACGTATTGCACAATGGTGTGCTAGACGTGGAACACTACAAGAAGAACTTGCAAATGATATTGCTAGAGAGATTCAATCAGCAACTGATGCAGAACACTTAGGTGTTTACATTCAAGCAACACACGGTTGTTGTGAGAATCGCGGCATTATGGCACACAGTAGTTTAACACAAACTACAGTACTACGTGGTGCATTTAAAGATGACGCAGGCACAAAGAAAGAGTTCTTTGATAACATTAAACTACAACAGGAGTTCAGTTGCTAATGATTGAGAAATTAATTTACGGTGCTGCCGCAGTTATTTTTATTGTAGGCATAGGATTTTATTTACAGCATATCTGGAGTGATTGTCTTGAAGAGAATTCATTCCTAACTTGTGCAAGGATGCTAAACAAATGATAGCACCAGTATTTGAAAAAGGATATCCGTCATATGAAGCAGTTAACAGAAAGCCAGCTATGAAACTAAGATACTCAGAAGCATTTTATTCAGTACAAGGCGAAGGCAAGTTTGTAGGAGTACCCAGTGTGTTTCTACGTACATTCGGTTGTAACTTTCGTTGCATGAATTTTGGCTTGAAGAACGAGCCAATGCGTGACGAAAAACAAAAGCAAGGCATTATCCACAATGCTGAAGTGCAAGGTTTGCTTGATGCAGGCGTACACGAAACTACAAAAGAGTTTAACGACTTGCCTATTATACATACAGGTTGTGATACTTATGCAAGTATCTATCCTGAGTTTAAAAAGTTTAATAGACAAGCAACTGTAGATGAAGTTGTAGAACATCTGCTTTCACTTACTCCTAACGGTAAGTGGGTACAAGATAACGGTCAAGATGTACACTTGATCATGACAGGTGGTGAGCCGTTGTTAGCGTGGCAACGACTTTACGTAGAGCTGTTCGAACACCCACGTATGCAGGATTTAAAAAATGTTACATTTGAAACAAACACTACACAACATCTACACGACGATCTCTACGAGTATCTCAACAGGAGTGACAGAATTCAAGTCACTTGGAGTTGTTCCCCAAAACTTAGTGTTAGCGGAGAACCTTGGGAGACTGCTATTAAGCCTAGTGTTGCTCTTGAGTATACTAGGGTTTGTGATAGCGAATTGTATCTCAAGTTTGTTGTCGCTACTGAAAGCGACTTTGCAGAGGTTAAGAGAGCTGTGGACGCTTACAGAAGTGCCGGGGTGGAATGTCCGGTATATCTTATGCCAATGGGTGGACGCAGTGAAGAATACACCCTCAACGTTAAAGACGTTGCTGAAGCGTGTATGGCCGAAGGGTGGAGATTCACCCCAAGACTACACATTTCACTCTTCGGAAATGCGTGGGGCACTTGATGCAAAGTACAAGAACAAGCAACACGAACAGGCGATGAAGGCGCCTATTAACAAACCACTCGACGTACAGTTGAGAGAAAAAGGATTATTATGATGGGATGGTGGAATAAAAAAGTAAGAGATATCACAGGCATTACTGCTAAAGAAGAAGCTCTTGCAACAGAAGAAGCACGTATCAAAGAAGAAGAAATGAAACTTCTTAAAAAGAAAGACCCTAAAGCATACTACACAAAGAAAAAAGAGGCTTGGGTTAATGTTCTTGATATGAAAATTAACAAAGATAATATTCGAAACGGATTCTTTGAGCTCGATTGGAATGAATACTTTATTGAAGAACTAATGAAAAATGGATACGGTTTTGAAAATGATCCAGAAGAAGAAATTGTAGATCGTTGGTTTAAAGAGATTGTATATAACATGTTACAAGATGAAGGCATGGATACTGACCGTGGCGCAGGTTACATTAATGTTGTGCCTATTGACAAAGGAAAAAGCGAAGTAAGCTAATGGACAAAGCTCAGCAACAAAAATTGTTTAAGCAATGGAAACAAAAGCTCAGTAATAGTAAACTTAGCAGTAAAGATGTTATCAAAAGAGCAAAAGAATTTACACGTAAAGGAATGTCAGTTAATGATTGACAACAGCCAGATTCGGTGTTATAATAGTACTATAAATTATACAAAGGCAAAACTATGTTAGAAATTATAGGTATTACAATGTTAGTCTCGTTCGTACAGAGCGGTGACTTATTCTCATTATGTGTATTGGGGTGTTCATAATATGGCAACTTACATACTAGTAGACACTGCTAACACATTCTTTCGTGCAAGGCATGTAGTACGTGGTGACATTGACACTAAGGTCGGTATGGCTTTTCATATTACACTTGCAGGTGTTAAGAAAGCGTGGCGTGACTTTAAAGCAGATCATGTTGTGTTTTGTTTAGAAGGTCGTAGCTGGCGTAAAGACTTTTATGAGCCTTACAAGCGTAACAGGCAAGTTTCACGTGACGCACTTACTCCTGCACAACAAGAAGAAGATACTGTGTTTTGGGAGTGCTTCGATGAGTTTAAGGACTTTGTATCAACTAAGACTAACTGTACTGTTATGCGTCATCCGCAACTAGAAGCTGATGATCTTATTGCTGGTTGGGTACAATCACACCCTAACGACAATCACGTTATTATTAGTACTGACGGTGACTTTGCACAACTTATTGCACCTAACTGTACACAGTACAATGGTATACAAGACGTTACAATTACACATGAAGGTTACTTTGATAAGAATGGCAATCCTGTAATTGACAAGAAGACTAAAGAAGCTAAGCCTGCACCTGTGCCTGAATTTATGTTGTTTGAAAAGTGTATGCGTGGCGACACTAGTGACAACGTGTTTAGTGCTTATCCTGGTGTACGCAAGAAAGGCACTAAGAACAAAGTTGGCCTTATTGAAGCATTTGAAGACAAAGAGTCTAAAGGCTACAACTGGAATAACATGATGCTACAGCGTTGGGTAGATCACGAAGGTGCAGAGCATCGTGTACTAGATGACTATCAACGTAATGTTACACTATGTGACTTAACTGCACAACCTGCAGACATTAGAGAGATAATTAATAATACGATTGCAGAGAATGCTAAGCCTAAAGAAGTATCACAAGTAGGCATGAGACTTATGAAGTTTTGTGCTAAGTGGGATATGCAACGCATTGCGGACCAGGCAGCAACCTTTGCAGAACCCTTACAAGCGAGGTACCCACTATGAGTTTAAAAGCAAAAGAAATCCTTAAGAATAGATTTTGGATTGTAGAAGAAAATGAAGTAAAGGTTGGAACACTAAGTATTTCTGAAGATAAGTTTATGTTAAGTAGTGCAGAAGGTGTTAAGTTTTTTGACAACGAAAGACAACTAAAAAAGAACCTTGGAAATATGTTGTTCGAGGCACAAACAGAAATTAAAATTCCAGAATCAGCAGATAAGATTGTAAGTAACTTTCCTACAAGCTGTACACCTTATAATAGTATGTTTGATGTTAAGCGCAAACTACCATTGTTTACAAAGAGTGTAAAGAGCAAAAGTTTGTACTGTGCAGGATACTATACAATACATTTTGATAAAGGTTGGGTTAAAAGTTTTTGTCCAAAGTTAATTACAATTGAACGTTACGACTTCCGTGGACCGTTTAAAACTGAGCTTGAAATGAAACAGGAACTTAGTCGTGTCAACAGAACCTCTTAATACAATAGCAATACAGCAATTTTTGCAAGCTGTAAAGAATGCCGATAATGGTAGAGCAAAAGAACTGCGTCTTGAGATTCAAACTGCAAAAAATTTAGCATACACTCTTGGTATAGTAATGACAAGGCTTGAAGGCGATCTAGAAAAGTTTGTACAAGAATATGCTCACAAGGCAGAAGAAGAAGTTATTAATGTTACTATGGATGGTGGTGATTTAAGTACGTAGATAACTTAAAAGAGATAAATATATGCGTAGTTAATTAAAGGATTGCGCATATGAGCAGACCAAAGCCAAATGTATTATTAGAATTTACAAACAATAAAACTTATAGAAGCGAGCAAGTACTGCAAGCTGAAGGAATCTGGGCAGTGTTCTTCAAAAAAGAACCATTTAATCTAAAGAGTTCAAACATGCTTACAAACTATCCCGGACCTAAATATAAGAAAGTGTCATTTTCAAATCCAGGACATGCACACAATCTTGCTAAGAAACTAAATGACATGTTTAGATGTAACGATTTTGAAGTTTATAAATTATCTAATGGTACAAAAGTAAACGAATAAGCTGTGGGTTGGAAAGAAACATATACAAAAATCTTTCTAAAAGAATTAGGCAAAAGTTATAACGACTTAGCAGTAAAAGAATTTATGCCGCTTTGGTGGCAAAACAATAGAAGCAAAAACACAGGCGGATTAAGACTTACTGAAGCAGGGTTTGATATCTTAACTGAAATAGATTTAGCAACTTACGACATACCTTATCCTCGAGATATGCCACTTACGACACAAGTTATTATCTTTTTAGATCAATTTATTGATTGTCCGTATTATCTTACTAACCGTAGTATTACAGTAACCAACGAAAAGAAAGCAGTCGAACTAACTCTTTTTGCAGGAGATTTACGCAAGTACGGACTTACAAAAGCAATGACACGTTCACAAAAATGATTAATTATATTGAAGATTGTAAATTACTTATTACTCAGTTTGATGCTTTTAGCTTTCAAACGATTAAGAAAGATATCGAAAATATCAAGACGAAAATTAAAGAACATGAACTAGTAGGTGATGTGTTAGTTAATTTTCAAAGAAGTGTAATAGGTGATATAGAATATCACAATTTACCACTAAGCGAAAATATAATTAAGAAAAAAGTTCTAGAGTTAATAGAACTCCATGAAAAAAAATATAATTACCTAGCACGTATGTATAACTTTACAACTGCTATTCCAGCAAGTATTCCTGATTTTGAATTTGAACGTATCTGGGTGAACTTTCAAAAACCAAACGGGTTTGTTCCTTTGCATCAACATAGCGGGCTTTATAGTTTTGTAATTTGGGTTGACATACCTTACACACTAAAGCAAGATAAAATACTAGAATCAGAAGATCACAGAGTAGGTACATTTGAATTTGTTTACACAGATTTTTTAGGGAAACTTACATCGCAGGTTCTACCTGTAGACAAAACTTGGCAAGGTAGCATTGCAGTATTCCCAGCAGAATTGCATCATCAAGTTTATCCTTATTATGATAGCAACGAGTATCGTATATCTATTTCAGGAAATTTAAAATTATCTTTAAATAGTGGTTGACATTTGCTGTAATTAGTGTATACTATATATATAAGTTAGAAATTAGCACTGATAACATAAGAGGAATACAGCAATGGAAGCAACAGCACTACGTACAGTTACACCGAACGGCGCAAAGAAAAGCATTTTGCGAGCGTTCCGTAAGAAACGTCCTATCTTTTTATGGGGACCTCCAGGTATTGGTAAGTCTGACATTGTAGGACAGATTACCAAAAAATCATTATCCAACTCACATTTGATTGATATTCGTTTATCACTATGGGAACCTACAGACATTAAAGGTATTCCGTACTTTGATAGCAACTCAGGTACAATGGTTTGGGCACCACCTGCAGAACTTCCAACAGAAGAGTTTGCGGCACAATTTGATCATGTCGTACTGTTCTTAGACGAAATGAATTCGGCGGCGCCAGCAGTACAAGCGGCAGCATACCAATTAATTCTTAATCGTCGTGTAGGGCAATACAAGCTACCAGACAACGTTCTTATTGTTGCGGCTGGTAACCGTGAAGCTGACAAAGGTGTTACATATCGTATGCCTGCTCCGTTAGCAAATCGTTTTGTACACTTAGAACTTGCAGTTGACTTTGGTGACTGGTTTGAGTGGGCAGTAGACAACAGACAACACCAAGATGTTGTTGGTTACTTACAGTTTAGTAAGAAAGATTTATACGATTTCGATCCTCGTTCACCGAGTCGTTCTTTTGCAACACCACGTAGTTGGTCGTTTGTTTCAGAATTGCTTGATGATAACGAAGACGAGACAACCACTACCGACTTGGTAAGTGGATCGGTTGGTGAAGGATTGGCTGTCAAATTTATGGCGCACCGTAAAGTTGCGTCGAGCATGCCTAATCCAACTGATATCCTAGCAGGCAAAGTTAAGGAGTTACAGACCAAAGAAATCAGTGCAATGTATTCCCTTACTGTTTCTCTTTGCTATGAGTTAAAAGAAGCATCAGACAAAGGTGATAAAAAGTTTGATGACAAAGTTAACAACTTCCTGCGCTTTTCAATGGATAACTTTGATACTGAATTAGTTGTTATGGGCATTAAGCTCGCACTAACACAGTATTCATTGCCCATTGATCCAGACGAAGTGGAGTGCTTTGATGAATTCCACGATCGTTACGGAAAGTATATTAAGGCTGCACAAGAGGCTTAAGATACAAAACGGACGGGTTCTTTTGAGCTCGTCCGTTCCTTTTGAACAATCAAGGATATCAAAATGAAAAAGATTTCACTTATCGCATTAATTATTGCATCTAGTCTAATGTCAGCGTGTGTTGCTGGTAGTGGCGCAATGCCAATAACAAGATATAACAGCGAACCTAAGACAATTAGTCATACAAAAAATTATGCTTTTGTAATGTCTAAAGACGTTGTTCGAGCAGGAACAAAAAGTCAGCGTTTTGAACTCAGACAAGGCGACTGCGCCGGAGATACTAAATGGAACGATTGTAAACAGGATAGAAGCCGTACTGAAAGGTTTACACAAATTGATGAAATTATGCCTTATGCTAATCAAGTTGTGTGGGTTGGATATAGTATGTTCATACCAAAAGATTTTGTAGGCATTTCACCTGCAAACACAATGATAGGACAAGTTAAATTAACTGGAGTAAGTTCTCCAATATGGAATATGTATGCAACTAACGGACGACTTCGGTTTGTAGCTAATGCTACTCAACAGAGTTGTTATGTTGGTAATTTAAGTAAGTTAAAAGGTAAGTGGACTGATATCCAAATAGGCACTGATCTTGGAATGAAACGGAGTGAAGGATCATTAGACGGTAAGTTTGCTGAAGTTTGGATTAATAACGAAAAGCAGACAACTTGTAGTCATATTTTGCGCCCTGTTATGCATCAACATCATTTTAATAAGAGTAAGAATAAACAGTTACATTTTGCTTGGGGAATTTATAACTCATTTATAAGCCGTTGGACTATGACTAACCCAAACATTCCAACTCAAGTATTGTATTACGATGAAATTAGGATTGGTAAATCTAAACAAGACGTTGATGTTAATTTAGCGCAAAAGGCAGTAGATTAAGGTTGACAAACTTGTTAAATATGCTATAATGTATATATAAATTGATAGAAGGGTATGACTATGTTCGATGCAGATGTACTATATAATGTAGAAGGCAAAAAACACTGGACACCAGATCCAGACATTACTCCACAGCAACTAGAAGATATGCGTGTAGAAGTACTTGACCGCATTATTGTTGCACGTATTGGACTACTATTACGTCATCCTTTCTTTGGTAATATGGCAACACGTTTGCGTATTTTGGCAGCAGATGACTGGTGTCCTACAGCCGCAGTAGACGGTCGTAACTTATACTTCAATACACAGTTCTTTAATGCAATGTCAAACAAAGAAGTTGAGTTTGTTATTGCACACGAAATTCTACACTGTGTATTTGATCACTTAGGTCGTAGAGGTGATCGTAACCCGCAAATTTATAATATTGCCGCAGACTATATTGTAAACAATACGCTAGTACGTGACCGTATTGGTGAAATGGTTAAAATTGTAGACTGCTTTCAAGACTTTAAATACGAAGGTTGGACTTCAGAAGAAGTATATGATGACATATATGAACAAGCAAAACAGAACGGACAAGACTTTTTAGATCAACTTGGAGAAATGCTAGACGAACATCTTGAGTGGGATGAAGACGGCGAAGGAAGTTCTCCAGGCGAAGAAGGCGAAGACGGACAAGGTAACGCTGTATCAAAGAAACGTCCTAAGTACTCTAAAGAAGAAATAAAGCAGATTAAAGACGAGATTAAAGAAAACATGATCTCGGCAGCACAGAGTGCAGGCGCAGGTAATACACCTGCAGGTGTTGCACGTATGATCAAAGAGCTTACAGAGCCTAAGATGAACTGGCGTGAACTATTACAACAGCAGATCCAAAGCACTATTAGAAACGACTTTACATTTAGTCGTCCATCACGTAAGGGCTGGCACACTGGTGCTATATTACCTGGTATGGATTATGATGAAACTATCGACTTGTGTATTTGTATTGATATGTCAGGTTCAATTGGCGATGTGCAAGGACGTGACTTTCTAAGTGAAATACAAGGTATTATGGATCAATACAAAGACTACAAAATTAAACTGTGGTGCTTTGATACACGAGTGTATAACGAACAAGACTTTAGTGCTGATGGTGGCGAATCATTAAATGACTATGAAATTATGGGCGGTGGCGGCACCGACTTTATGGTTAATTGGACATACATGAAAGAAAATGACATTCAACCTAAAAAGTTCATTATGTTTACAGATGGCTATGCTTGGGATAGCTGGGGCGAAGAAGACTACTGTGATACAATTTTTCTTATTCATAGCAATCGTGACAAAGGATTACAGGCGCCGTTTGGTATGACCGTGCATTACGACGAGGCTGTTTAGTGTTAAAAGAACCAAACTATTTAAATTTACTTGAGAAAAGACAAGTAACATTCTTGCCAGAACACTTCGAACAAGTTCATCTTCCGTTTAAATACAATATAGTTAAGAGCGTTGAGAAATGGATACGCTTTAATTTAAAGGGAAGATTTTATATTGATCAAACGGTGCACTGTAAGGATAATACAATAGAGTCTGCTTTACATTTAGGATTTGAAGACACTAAAGAAATGAGTTATTTCATGTTAGCGTGTCCACATTTGAAATACAAATAAATAAAGTGCGCATATATATTATATAGGAGTTAATAAATGAGCGAAGAAGTTAAAGAAGAAGCACAAATTGATCCGCAAGCAACAGCAATGCCTGAAGCATCTGCGCCTGATCTTACTGTGCAGGATTTAAATGCGTTAAAGGCTATCATCGATGTTGCTAGTCAACGTGGTGCATTTAAGCCAAACGAGATGGTTACAGTAGGCAATGCCTATAATAAGCTAGAAACATTCTTAGCGGCTGTAGCAAAACAACAACCACCAGAAGGAGCATAAAATGGCTAGAAAACATCTTGGTCGTATGATCAAAAGTAAAAAAAGAGTTATCGTTGCATATCGTGTTGTTCCAGAAGAAGCAGATAATTGTATTGTTGTAAATACAGAAACATTAGATGCAGGCGAACATGATACACTAATGAATCTAGTTGAAAGCGAAGGCGGACAGAACGAAAACGATTTAGCAAGTTTAATGATGCGTACTAGTTTACCTGACGGACGTAACATGTTAACTGGATTTCATACTACAGGCAAACTAATGAAGATGCCAACTAATGAAATTGAGATGTTACCAGATTCAAAAACTACTATTCCGTTAAACGAACTTAACGAAATAATTGCACAACAGCTCGGAGTAACTGTAGAAGACCTAGCAGTGAAAGGCGATATCAAAAAACCAGCAGTAACACAAACTGAAACAACACCTGTCGAGGCAGCGCCAACATTAGACGTAATAACTGATGAAGATTTGGCTGCTAAATACCGTAGTGACGCAGATAGACTTTTTAAAGAAGCAAAAAGTCTAAGGGAGCAAGCAGAAGAGTTAGCACCTACTAAGCGCAAGACGAGTAAGACAGCAGAAAGTGCCTAAGAAGAAGAAAAATAACAAACTTCCTCCGGATGTAGTTGATCATTGGCCTGATGTATTTGATGAGATAGAGATTAAAGCTGTACCAATTGAATATATTCAGGCAGTAATGATACACTTCCATACCGGTAAAGTATGGGAGATAAACATTGATCAAAGTAAAGTAACGGATCAAGGTTCTGACGCTTTAGAGCAAAGCATTGAAGATCTAATTGAAGAATACGATGAAGAAATATCAAGTGTTGACTTTAGATTAGATACTGCAAAAGTTAAAAAAGATATACAAAGGCGTACTAAGTATTTTATGAAGCTACGAAAGTAACTTCTTGCTTTAAGCAAAAAAGCATAAATACTTGTAACTAAGTATCCGGGAGTTATAAGAATGGGTTTACGTTTAAGACGAGGTACCAATGCAAATCGCCTACTGTTTATACCAGTAGAAGGCGAATTACTATATGTTACAGACCACACCACAGCGAATGTCAGTGCGCTTTGGGTAGGTGACGGAATCACACTAGGCGGTGTTCCAGTAGATACAGACACTGACCTTAATACACAATTAGATTTAGCAACGCAATCAATAGCTAATTTAGGCGATGTAAACGTAGGTGTAGACAGTACTGTTGCTGAAAATGGTGACTTCCTTGGATACGTTGAAGCAAGCGGTGACTGGAACCCTATGAAGCCTACAATTGGCGGCGCAGGTGATGTTAATGCAAGTGGTATATTAGATGGTGAAGTTTTAACTTGGAACTTTGTAGGACAAGACTTTAGAAATACTGCAATGGCACTTAACTTACTTGCTGATGTTGATATAACTTCAACTCCACCAACAGCAGGACAAGTTCTTAAGTGGGACTCGGGCGATAGTAAATTTAAACCAGCAGACGACACAGATACAACATTAGTACTTTCCGGATTAAGTATTGGTGATTTAGGAGATGTTAATCTCCAAGCAGACGGTAGTACTCAACCAGAACACGGTGATGTAATAGTTTTTGATAGTGTATCAAATACATTTGTTCTAGGACAAAACAATTCAAGTATAAACCAGTTAACTGATGTTAACTTAGATGGTATTAATCAATTTGATTATTTGGTATGGACTGGTACAAGATTTGATGCATTTGCAAATCCGCTACTTACTGAAGGTGCAATACAAAAAGACACAGAAGGTACACATACAGGTGCCGTTGAAGGTACAACTGTAAACGCTTCGGCTGGCTTTGCTGGTAATTTAAATGGTAATGCAGATGGCGATCATACAGGAACATTTACAGGTCCTATTACAGCAACTGGTACACTAAACGGAACAGTCAACGGAACAGTTATAGGTGCTATTACAGCAACTGGTACATTAGACGGTGATCTAACAGGTAGTGTGTTTGGTGACGACAGTACATTACTTGTAGATGGCATAAACAATAACATTACCGGTTTAGTAGTTGGTAAAGTTGATACTGGCGAAACAATAGATATAACATTAGATCAAACATTAGACGGTAATGACGGTCTTGTTCTAAATATGCATCGAGGCACTGAGGCTGTTAAGCTGGAGCCAAATAATTTTGATAGATCATTTATTAAATGGGCTGCATGGAATGGTTCTGCATTTGCTGATACCGCTTTAATCGGTGGGTACCATAAAACAGGCGGTGGCGGATATTTAGCTATCACACCGACAGAAGCTGACGGATCACTATTTACTACTGCAATTGAGATGGACGGAGTAGATGGTACTATAGTAATAAACACTACTGATAAAGTTACTTCTAATGCTCCTATTGAGACTACTAAATATCTTAGAGTTGGTTCATATGCTACAGGAGCATTACCAGGAACAGCAGCAGGTACTATAGCTTTTGATTCGACTACAAATACGTTTAAAGGCTATAACGGAACAGGTTGGCAGACCCTAGGTTAATATTTCCCAAACATTTTGAGTAGTATAAAATATATTAGCATTAGCTTCGATTAGTTTACATAGTCCAGCTGGTGCTAATATTTTAGCAACAAAATCATTCATACGAACACTTCCAGAATCTCCAGATACATTAGTTGTAAAGATAAGTTTTTTTGCACCACGTTTTCTTGCATGAGCTATTTGGTAAGGTAATATAAATCCCCAATTAAAGTCGTTTTTCATAACTCTAAAATCGCCTGGTGCTCTTGCTCTGTATTCTTTTAGTGTAGCAGTACGTACCATAAGACGCCAACAATCTTTTTCATATGCATCGTAACTATGACAGCCGCTAATACTTACTATTTTATCGTCTGTATATGTATACCACCAAGCCTCGTTGCCCCAGCGTCCGATTTTCATTGCATCAATAGACTTGTTATTTTCCATACCTTGCGCCTTACACTGGCCAGCAAAGGTAAATAATTTACTAGGAATACTATTAATGTTTAATTCTTTAATCTCAAAATCTGTAATACGTGATAGCATACACATACTTATACCCAACAAGGTAGTACGAGACGACTTATTGATCCTAATAAGTCACGGTAGTGGAGGCATAGGTGGAGCAGAATGGAATGCTGCCGAGTTCTTTTTAAAGAATGGTTATAAAGTAGGTCTATTAGATTATTTTTCAAAATGGAATATAAGTAATCTTTCTTGGTGTGACTCTAAGCGTCTTAAAGATAATCATAGTGTATCGTTTAATACAATGTTTACAGACATTTCCTTTCCAAACGAAAAGATTATACACATAGGGTTTAGCTTAGGTGGATATCTTGGTCTATTAAATAGTGAAAAATTTTATAAAAACTTCTGTTTTTACCCTGGGATATTAGGGTATCTTAATCAAAAAAACTTTGATAATACAACTGTTATTATTGCCGAGAATGATAACTGGTGTACGTTTGATAACACGTTTGATAACACATGGATTGCTAAAGATTGCTATCATGGATTTATGATACCTAATAAAGATAGAGATATAACTATAGCAAAATATAATTTTCCTGCAACAATGACACGCGAACAGTATCTAAAGTTAATACCTAATCATGACTATCTAAAAAGTGTATATGGATACACTAACGAAATAATTAGGTTGCAATCTAACAAAAAGTGTAGTATAATATATTTAAACAAGATACTGGAATCACTATGAATATTATTATCCTATCACATGAGCGAAGTCTTAATAAAGCAGAGGGATTATTAAATGCGTTAAGTAATCACAATGTACACATAGTAATGGACCAAGTAGCTAGTAAAGAAGACAAACCATATATTAAACTTGCAAATAACATTATTGTATCTAAAGGGTTTAATATAATTGATATTATTAGTAATATAAAGCATTGTGATAAAATATGGTGTGTAAGTGAAAACTTACTACCATTACAAAGTCAATTAGAAAGTCATTACGGTATTGATAACTTAAATCCGTTTGCAGCCGAAGTGCTTAGTAACAAGCAACGACTAGATGATTATTGTAGGTTAATTGGACTTGGTGAATTTGTACCAGCTAGTGTTACACCAACATTCCATAGTCAGCTAGATATTTTTAAAAACAAACAATTGTTTACTAAACCGGACATTGGTACTGGTAGTAATCCTAGTTTTTTTGGCAATGAACTTAATGTAGAATATCGTCGATGGAACAACAAACATCATTTTTTACAAAATCTTAAAGATAAAAATAAACACAACGACTTCTTTTCATCTAATAAAAAAGGTATACATACACAACGGTTTAATTATCAACCTTGTAAAATTATGGTACAAGAATATTTTTGGAGTGAAGAACCTAGTTTAATTCCTGTGGGAGTTGTACGTAATGGTATTGTAAACAACTTATGTTATCTTAAGACAACTAAAGTTAAGTACGGCGAACAGCTAGATGCAAATAAGAATCCTGTGGAGTTACATAGTAATAGTCGAACAAGTGACATTGCAAAAGATCTTGCTGTGTGGATTGTTGCAAACAACGAAATTGATGCAGACCGGCATAATAAAATGCAACACTTTTTGCAAACACTCATTACTAATTTACAAATTAAAGATTTAATCTTTGCAGGTCCAGACTTTCATGTAAATAATGACAAACTAATTGCAATTGACTTTAACCCTCGACCTGGGCAATTTATGAATATACTTGATAAAGTTAATGATTATAAAATATTTGAGAACATTATTGCTAACAAAGAAGTAACTATCGATAATCAATTATTGTGGGGGTGTAGTATGTTAAAGCCTGGAACAATTACTGAGTTGTCTGGTGTTAACAAAATTAACAAATACTTAAATGCAGAAAATACAGAACTTGCAACAGGCATGATTATTCCTAATTTTCAAAACTTGCAAAACAAAGCATTTAACGTTAATTTAAATATTGTTGGAAAGAATGAGCAAGAGTTGTTCAACAAGTATAAACAAGTCAATCAACTCTTGCAAAATTGTATTACTTACTAAAGTTAATTACTGCTTCTTCAAACATAAAAACGTTTGCACCAGTCCCACCAACATAGGTTACTGTACCACCAAACTTGTCGTTCCACTCAGCAGTGTTGCTTAATGTACCTACAAGTGTACGTAAACTATCTGTAGTTGCTGTATCAGCATCAACAGTTACAATTGCATCTACAAAGCGGAAACCTAGTTCGCCGTCTGCACTAAATGCAATACATGATGTTGCACTATCTTCTTCAATAGCACCTTGACGTGTTGTAATAGTAAACACTGTATCAGCATCACCTGCAATGTAGCCTTTTGTTGTACTACCGCTGCCGCCGAATGGTACAACGATAAAGTTAATATCTTTTTGAATTCCTAGCACTGTCAAAAACTTTGCCACTGGTTCACTTCCCCATGTAGCAATCTTTACATCTTGTCCAGCCATTGCATCTAAGTTAGCAAACTGTCTCGAACACATCATTGTTTCATATGTCATTAACGCAACTAAGTTATCTGCGTCAATTGCTGGACTTTGCATATCTGCATCGCCGGGCCATTCACTTGACCATACTGTAAGTACTGGAGTACTTGCGCCGTCAATATATGAATATGCTGTAACTGGATTGTTAGCTTGGACAAAGTCATGCTCAACTTCTTGTCCAATTGTCGTTAACACTTGTCTAAATGCTCCTTCTTCGGAACCTGGGTTAACGATGGTAATTTCTGCGTGAGCAGATGTGGCAATAAAAATTGCCGCTAGTGTTGTGATTAGTTTATTCATTTTTTTCTCCTAAGATAAAATCACTAAAGTCCGTATAAGACTTTCATAAAATAAATCGCTAAGAAAGAATCCGTATATAACAGGACTCGTATCCCAGCGTCTAAGTGTATATCCTAGTACCGATAAACACAGTATGCATACTAACATCCAAACATGAATTGGAAATATTGCAATACTTACTGCACTAATGGTAGTTAGTATAAAGGCATTAACATAGTTTTTATAAGACTTATAAAAATATGCAATGTTACCTAACAAATTAAAACCATACCAACTTAGGAATAAACAAAACACTGTAACAAAAGGTACAATGTAAATTATGTTTTTAAGTTTGTCTACTGTGTTATCCACACTAAACTGAAACCCGTTTTCCAACATCAAATAGTAAATTAATACTTCACTACCTGTAATCGGTATAGCCAAGATAAGCAAAGGAAGCAATGAACTTAATGCGCCACTATTGTTCGCTGCCTCTGCGGCCGCTATGCTTTTCAGTATAGGCATACGAAAGAATCGTTTAACTATATTGGCACTAGCATAACTGCCAAGGATATTTGTTACACCAGGAATAAGACCGCACCAAAAACCTATAAAACTTCCTATAAGCGTTGGAATTGCTGTTCCTTTTCCTACTGCATACTTACTTATACGTTTAGGGGTGTCTACATTTAAATTATGAACCTTTGCAAGTTCAGGTACAATGTATAGACCAATCATTATACTTGCAAACGGAATACCTAATGCAAGATAACTATTACCAAACGTAAGAAAACTATCGAATGTTATCGAATCTATTCCTACTTTAGCAAGAACACCACCTAGTAAGAATAGTAGTAGAGTTGCTATTTTGTTTTGCTTTGTTAAAAACGTAATCATTAATATAGCAACTGCAATTATAATTGTTTGTATAATACTGTTATAGAACTTAAATAGATCTAAGACACGTGGTAATGCTAATATAAACACGGTTACAGCAAACATAACACCTACTGTACTGCTGATTGCGTTACTACTAACTGCTACACTGCCAAAGCCTTTTCTAAATAGTCTATGCCCGTGTTTTGCTGTGCTTATAGCAGTAGCATCTCCCGGAATACCGTATAAGATTGCTGTAACGCTGTTTGTGTAGTTCGATGTAATAAGGACGCTTACGTAGTACATCATTATGTTAACCGGTGCTGTTGACGCTAATAGAGGGTATAGCAACGCTGTTGCAATGAAAGGTCCTGCGCCTGGAATAATACCAAACACTGTTCCACTAACAATACCTATTACTGCCCACAATATTAGTTCTTCAATCATATTTTTCTACACTTCTATTAAGTTGAGTGTTAGGAGTAATCATATCTTTATCGTTATTTTTTATTTTTTTGCAATACTGTTTGCACACACTTGGACAAGTATTATAGTCTGTCAAGTAATTATTAAATGAATTAAAATAGTTTTCAAAGTTAATTATACTATTATCTTTAATATTAATCGGTGACCAAAATCCTTCTTCTTTATTATTATCTGCCCACCAACAGCAAGGATAGTAATTGCCAAAAGCATCTATGTAATGCATATCTCCAGTCTTGCAGAAAGGACTAAGTGCTTCTTCATACTCTACTTTGGTGTTTGTAAACCATTCAGGATTGTCATACGATTTTATAATAGTTAACTTAGGATCTAAGAACCTTGTACGTTGTATCCTAAATTTATCAATACCAATTTTTTTTGCTAGATTTTTTGCTTCTTCTACTTGATGATAATTGTGTTCGAACACAATATACTTCCATTCTATTTTACACTTGCGTTTCTTTTTTGCAATCAGCTTAAACAGTTCTTGGATCTTATTCCAATTACTATTAACCCGGTATAAATGGTTAGTGTCTTGTAGGCCATCAATACTTAATGTAATCTGAGAATTACTAGGCCATGTATCTAATACACGCTCCCAAAATGGCAAACTTTGCATACCGTTAGTAGTTACATTTATATTCTGGGCGGCAAAAAAATGTTCACTAATATCATGAAACTGTGGATGATAAACTGGATCGCCTAAGTTACCCTGAAAGAAAATATACTTAATTTCAGGAATTGTTTTTTTAGGAAAGAAGTCCTTTAAATGATCAATGTCGATGTCTAGCTTAGGATCTTTTACCATTGTATTGTAATGAATTGTCCGTAGACACGCCGGGCATGCCAATGGACAGCGCCGAGTTAATTCTAAATGCCATCCTACGTTATAATTAACCATTAATAAGTTTTCTGTACTTGTCTGTTTGCTTTCCAGTAATCTTTAATATATTACGGGGCCATGGACCTGTGTTTGCTGTACTATGTGGAATGTTTGCCCAGTCAAACCAAATGATGTCCCCTGCTCTCCAAGGCGGTACGTAAGTATTGCCAAACTGTATAATGTGTCCTGGTGCCCAATCTTCTAGCATTACAAACACTCTGCCCCATTCATCGTCTGTGGCTCTACTACTAGTTTGGTCTGTGCGTTCTTTACGCAATCCAGTAAGACTGTCAATGTGTAAGTGTAGCATCATCCCTGTATGTTGCGTTTGTACATTAGTTTGTGCATTAGCAAGACCGATTTCTTCTGCAATGCTATGTAGTATAGGAGTTTCTTGTGTAGTTATCCACTGTCTGTATACAACATAGTCTAAAGGAATGCCCCAGTCTTTACATAATAGTTCTTCATAATCGTAATTAAAACTATCGCCTTCAGGTGCTACCGGTGATGGCCAATAAAAGTCATATTGATTTGCATTTGCAATAGGTATTTCATCTTTCCAAGAAGGATACATGTTGGCTATTGTCTTAAAGCTCTTACCATGATCACTTTCACGAAATGGATTAAAGTCGTAGTTACTTTGCTCTACTGTTACTTCCCATCTGTTTTTCATAATGCGTCTCTCAATTCTTTACACCAAGTGTTGACTTCTTGTATATTTGTTATATTGTAATCCGACTTTTGTTTTATAGGCAGACGTCCGTTGACTTTATAATTTTTTATATCATCGTAATACAAAATTTGTTCTATATTTGTAAAATAATTGTTTTTCATATCATTATATTTTACTATTTCGTCTGCTATTTCATTAAAACACGATTTAGGATAATTAAATTCTACAGTTTCTAGTTCTTGAGGTTTCCATACTGCCCATTTGTTTGTTTGTTTAGCAACACCCCAGCTAATTACTTGTTCAAATATATTATTTCTTTCAATAAGTGTTACTGGTTTATCTTTGACATATTTCCAAAATAAATCATCTACTTGAGCACTCATTGTAACCTTAACTATACTATTTTGATTTAACCATTTTAATCTTCGTTGTGTTTCTTTTTTTATAATATCCGGCGTTAAATTAGCAATACCAAGTTCTACACGCCAATCATAACCTGGTGTAAATGTTTCGCCTTGTTTTTGCACTATAGGCAACGGATCATAAGCATATTCATTTAGAAACCAATTATAATAAAATGTTGTACCACTACGACTTGGACCGATTAGAATTTTCATGACTCATCTCCATAAATAATCTCCACATAGGAGGTCTATATAAGTTGCAATGATCGTAATCTATTTTGTCAACTGACAACCCGACATGTTTTGCAAGTGTACTTGTTCCGTGTTCTGTAATGTTAAAGTACCATGTGTACTTCCATTCTCTATCACAAAAAAAGTATGCTGAATTCTTTTGGGCATCATCTAAATCACCATGTAACCAAGTATGTGCGTGTATTGCATCAGGTTGGAATAGTTTGTAATAGTTATGATTATGGCTCCACAGTAACAATCCGTCTGGTGCTAAACATTCTTTTAATTTTTTCATGTTACGATATTGTTCATCATAAGTATACCAATTCATACTGCCAAAACAAATAACAACGTCCCAAGTTTGTCCTTTAGGATCAAAGTCTGATTGCTTACACATAATGTCTGCTTCGGTCCTATATGGATCAACGCCAGTAACATTGTTTAAATGTTTTTTGTATTCGTTTACACCACAGCCCATATCAAGTATAGTTAAGTCTGGGCGTTCTTTTTGCATTGCTTGTAGTCTGTCTACAAGTGCTTGTCCTCGTATGTTCCACTTATTTGCAATAGGCTTGTGTTCAACATCTAATACTTCGCCAACTACACCTGTGGTGCTTGTACCGTTTTCACCTACGAAGTAGTTGTGTTGATATTGCTTGTCAATTTCTTTTACAAAGTCGCCCATAGTTTTTCCATACCATTGATCAATTTGACCAAGATGAATTGGATGATGTGTATCTCTAACTTGCATTGAAAATTCTTGTTCACAAGCATCTATAAATTCTTGTGTAAAAGGTAGTTGACTAATAACAGATTCCGGAGCAATGTTCCAACCGAACATTTCTTCAACCTTATTCCATATTAGTTTATTAAGTGGATTATTATACATTTTCGTAATAGTACCTTTCTATATGATCGATGCCTGCTTTTTTCCTAAATTCTTCTGTAAATATACCTTCGATCTTTAATCCAAAATTCCAATAAGGTAAACTTTCATGACTTCCGTGCCAATTCTGATGATTAAAGAAACCACTCATAGATTGTGCCTTATGTAGATTTTTTTCATCGTCCATAACGTACATTGTTTGTTCTGGATCCCAATTAATCCAGGCAAATTCTTGCCTATGAGGATAGCATTCGTCCACAAGGTCGCAATCTCTGTGATAATTATTAGGTGCATTAGGACGTCTAATCAGTACAGCAAGTCGACCAATTTTTTCAAACACAGGTCCTTTTAAGGATTCTACCCACGCTTTATAATCATCCCACTCTTTAGGCAAATCTTTACGCCATGTTATGTTATCCCAAACTTCGGCAGGTGTTTCTATACTATCATATACTATAGGAGAATTATTTTTTGAATCTGGCAAATAACCTTCATCATCTGTTAACATTAAAACATAATAACTACAACGTGCCTTGCTCAATACTTCTATACTCCATGGATTATCGTGATGATATCCATTATTCTTTGCCCAATTTAAATCTTTGACACTGTTACCGTATTGATCTATTTGTCTTCCGTATACACCCCATCTAACTAAATCATAACTTTCTGCTAAGGCAGGAAGTGGATCTGGCATAGTATCTAAGGGCAGTAAATGATCAAAAGATACTACCCATTCATTATTAATTGTTAACATGTATTTCCTCCATTTTCCATCTATCATCAAATCTTCCAGCAATGTAGATAGTATTATAATAATCTTCTTTATCTGTTTCTCTAGAATCGGAAAATGTCCAATTACCAGGTGCATAATTTTCTACCTGATATTCTATTTTTTGACTTGTTCCTTTCCACATTGAGTAATAATCAATATCGATAAGTTCATGATATTGAGGGAAGCGTTCTTTCAAAACATCATGTATATTGTTCTTCAAATAATTAATATGTGATATTGCATATTCAGGAAAGAAATAAAGCGGATCACTCATTATATTCCATCCATAATGGGTTTGGTTTTTGATTGCACTAAAATAATGATCTTTGCATTCTTGTTTGTGTTCATTAAACCAAGTTTTTGTTTGTAGGAATTTGTAACTTTCGTTTATCAAGGTAGATCTTTTTTCAATTCCTAGTGTGTGCAATGTGTTACAAGTATTTTGTAAAATGCCATAAAAATATATCGGCTTATAAAAACTTTTTACTAAAAACAAACTTTCAAAAACATCATCTTCAGACATACTGCTTGTTGAAGTACAAATATTATCTGTAAATTTATCACCGTGATAGTGTTTTGTAAATCCTCGTATATTAGCCCAGTTTATTTCAAATTTTTCATTATATTCATTGCTACTAAATTCTGCATTGTTTAACTTACTGAGTTGATTTATTTGAAACTTGTTAAAGGTATGCGGCAAGTCAATTAGTTCTTCCATACCGCCTTTAAAATTAGCGTATGTATCTCCTGGCATTGGAAAAACTAATTCTGTATACACAGCAATGTCTGATTCATTCATATCCTTGATAATATCACTCATTTCCTGTAATGTAAATGCATTAGTACGTTTTACATTATCAAGAGTTTGCTGATTTAAACTTTGTAAACTTAAACCAAATATACTATCTAGACCACCGTGTATAAGTTTCTTTGCACAACGTAGGACTCTATCACCCCTTGCCTTACTCCAGGTAGGCAAAAACTTACCTTTCCAATTATGTTTCTTTTTTAGATCAATTAAAGCATCAACAATTTCTTCATCTCTATCGAAGATGCCAAAGTTTGCATCAGCTACATCAATTACTGTCACTCCATTTTTTACAATCCATTCTAATTCATCAAGAACACGGTGCATACCAAATTTCTTTACTTTTGCATATGCTGTGCTGCCTATATCACAAAATGTGCAACTGTAAGGACATCCTCTGTTACTCTCAAATACACATCTAACAGTACGTGTTTCATCACGTTTGTTTTCTACTAAGTTGCCGAAAAACCCATTTAGATATGGACTAGGTACTTCTTCTAAATTAATAGTGTTACGCTTGCGATTGTAAAAATCTTTTGTTATAATACCCTCAACTTCTAAAAAATCCTTGGTTTGTAAATTTGTTTTAAGCACATCAACTAATACTTCTTCTCCATAATACGGAATTAGTATATCGACATGATTGTGCTGTTGCATCCATTCTACAGAATACTTAGGTTCAGGACCTCCTACAATAACAAGACATTGAGGATATTTGTTTTTTATTTCTTTTAAGGCAATATTTGTACGTTCCCAATTCCAAATATAACAGCTACATAATATAACATCAGGATCAACTATTTCATCTATAACAGTTTCTGCATCTTCGTTTTCCCAAAATGTTTTTACCATTTTATAAGAATTGTTTATAGATTCAAATTGTTGGGCATAACTCCACAGTGTACCAATTGCTTGTGGCAAGGTAGCACTAGGATACCAATTAGATAATTGAATTGCGTATACATTATTCATACTTAAAGTTCTCTGTGTTTGTCCAAATAGTATTGTTGTCAATTTTTTTAAATAAGTTATCTGTCCAGTCAAATAAATCCATCATTAATACCCAACGAGGTGCAGTATCTTCACGTTTGCGTGGCACTGCATGTAACATACGTGTGTTGAATATAGTTGGCTTGTCCATTGTAAATTGTTCTACAGGATGATTAAATTGGTCATAATAATATTGCGGACTATTACTAAAGTCTCCTAGTAACGGAATTCCAAAATTTCCCCATTTACGATGATCAATATGATTAACTAATCCACCAGGCTTTACACTACTCAAAAAGAAACTAGGACGTTTAAATTCTGCATTTAATCCTTGATATATTTCATCTAATATAGGAAATTGTTCTATACTAATAGAAAGTTCTTGTACATTCCATTCTAACCCATTCTGGTCATAACCGTCTTTCCATTCAGTTGCTTTTGCATAATCAATAATATCATTAAAGACAGATGGATCATATTGTAAATTTAATTTTCGGTGATACCAATTCATTATTTCAACCTATACTGATTAATGATTGTTTCGAATAACTCTTCGTCAAACTTTAAACACATTACAATCATTATACAATCATCTTTCATACTAAACACACTATGGCGTTTACTAGCATTAAACCAATGTAGACTTCCATTCTTTACTTCCATTAACTTATCTTCATACAAAAACTTCATTGTATACTTAGATGAGTTATTAACAAAACCAATTAGTCTAGTATCATCATAATTATAATCTAATTTATTAATATCGTAATGTTCAGGAAAATATCCGCCAGCATTTAATTTTAAGAAATGACAACGCCCGAGCCAAGGCTTCCAAGGCTCAATTACTTTTTGTAGTGTAGGCATTGTTTCATACACGCTTGTATATGTTTTAATATCTTGGTTTGTAATTTCTACATTATTATCTTTGTTATATTCATACAAACTATCTAAGTCTGGAATACCACTAAGTCCACCATCTAAACTAGTAATACTAAGCCCCCAACGATTATTAGGCTTTCTTACGTTGTATGGTTTCCAGTCATTATTATATGGCTTTAATTCTTCCATTATTTTGTTTGAATTAAACGACTCCATTTCGAGCCAATCGCCCATTGTGTGCAATCGGTTGTATGCTATATCGTACTTCATATAAACTTTACCAATTTATTCTTGTCATTAACTTCCCAGTTAATAAGTGTTCCATCAGCAATACCTTGTAGGATATCTTCATACGAATGATGTCGCCAACAGCAACTTAATATTGCCCTATCAGGATCGCTTGTGTTTTGTACTCCATGTACTTTACTGCCTTTAAATAACCAAGGAGCAAATTCATTTGTAGAATTGCTGTGTGCATATTCCATATTAAATATATGTGTTTCTCTATCGAAGTCATCATAAAAAGTTTGAGGACTTGTATCACCAAACTCGCCTCTAACTGCAAAGTTTAAAATTGCAAGTCTATTACGATCCTGATGCGGAGGCACTCCGCCAATTGGTGTTGCTGTATACAACATTGTGTCTGGCATGATAGGCACGTTAAATAATTCTGCCAGTTCTTGATGAAACTGTGTCCATACATAGTTCTTACATTCTAGCCGTGGGTTGTTTTCATATGCTTCATGTACTGTCCAACGAACATGTCCACAATCAAATATGTACCAGTCATCTTGCTCAATACTATTAAGATGTTTTTCGACAAATGTACGATCGTACCATAGAGTTGGTAGTTCTACAGCATATTCACTTGTCTTGTCCTGTAGCGTCAACTGTGTCTCTCGCTTCATCATTCCACCTTTCATATGTTTGTTTAATACTTTCTAAATATTGCATCATACTATCTGCATCGCTTACTTGAAAACATGTCATTGGGTTATGTGTAAAATCTTCATACTTTACAATTTTACAAATTAAGTTATCAATAATCATTGCGTATCTATGACTACGATACTTTCCTAATCCTTCTTTAGTCATATCTTCAAGCATACCGATTGCTTCAGCCCATTCACCGGCTGGGTCTGGTAATGCTTGTATATTACTAATGCCTTCTCGTTTTAACCAAGCACGTTGTACATATGTATCATCGACACTTGTTACCCATACTTCGTCAATGCCTAAGTCTTGTATTTGTTTGTAGCAAAATTCATATGTACGTAATTGACTTGCCGCATACTCTACTAGGAACGGGCCTGGCACTGCAAATAATAATATCTTTTTGTTTGCAAATAATTCATGCGTGTCTAACCATTTAGTATGAGGTCCTACTTTATGTAGAGTTTTTACATTTGGAATTTGATCAGCGATGCGTATCATGTTCTACTACCTTGTGTTTTAAAAAGCATCGTTTGCTTTTTCTACCATACCAAAATATATGTTTAGCATGGTCTTCTAAATCTTTATACTGTTTTGTTTCTACTTCAACAGTAATATTAGCTTTGTCTAATACACTAGTTGCAAAAAACTTAGGCCAATTATAATTAAATTTTAATGAAGTTACTGTCTTATTATGAGTATCGAGCATTAACTTATTATAGCACAATACTTCAGAAATGTCAACCCCCCATTGATTATATACAATATTTATAATTTCATCATGTACCAATTGTATATGGTTGTATAGCATTGCTGCTGTAGCACCATTGTCTTGAAAATGAAAGTCACCGGCTACTGGACGTCCCCAAGTTTCTTGCTCAAATAGACTTCGCCGCACACTTCCTGTATGCTTTAAGTATTCATTATGTAATACTCCTACACCATCTTTACTGTGTTCAAACAAAACTTTGTAGTATTCAATTAAAGGAACACCAATTGTTCTATTTAAAAATTCAGCAGCTAGTTGACTCGCTCCGTGGTAATGATGAGGTATTACAATACCCTTTGCAAAAAAGTATGCATCAATCCATTCTTCGCTAGTCATTGTATTACTACTGTAACAAATATAATCTATTTCGCCATCTGAGTCCTTAGGGTAAACGTTGCCGCCTGCTGGAGCCTGTGTTGGAGTATATTGAAGTCCGTACTTTTCTTTATAGTCCTTGTTAGCAAATGGCGTGTTAGGTACAATGCTTAACGGATGAACAGTAAGAGCATGGTCACTGCCTAACTCAAGTATTTTTCCTATGCCGCTTATCCAACTATTAAAAGTTTCTTCAGGCAAACCTAATATAAGTTCACAGTAGTTTTCAATATTATTTTTATTATATGTTTGAACTGTTTTTTCTAAATCAATATTTGCAATATTAGTACGCTTAATAGCATCGAGTGTTTTAGGATTCATACTTTGTAAAGCAATAGTCATACCTCGATTAATTTTTGCTTCGTGATTTAAGATGCGTCCTAATTCTAAAATACGATCCGGCTGTTGCTTTGCTGTTGCGTAATCTATGTTCCTAGGATATCCTGTAGCATTTTTATTCTTTGCTAGATGCTGTATAAATTGTATGTCACGTTCGAATATTCCAAGATTGCTATCTGCAAAATATAAAAATTCTATTTTATTATTGCTTACCCAGTCTAGTTCACTTAGTACACGGTCATGATTAAATTTTGCAATCTTGTTATAATACAATGCTTCTTGGTCACAGAACGTACAACGATAAGGGCATCCGCGGTTAGTTTCAATAATAGCACTATATTGTTTATTAGGCTTCATAAGGCTATTCATTAGCCCGCTTAAATACGGACTAGGAATATCTTCTATAAGTTTATCTGGCTTAGGTGCTGTGTAACTATCTACAGTCATTATACCAGGCGCTGTTAAATTACCTTTAAGTAATTCTGCAAATATGCGTTCGCCTGCGTATGTAACAATTACATCACAGATATCTCTGTTTTGTTTAAGCCAAGACTGTCTGTAAGGAACTTGTGGACCTCCCATAACAATCATACAATTAGGATATTTTTGTTTTATTGCCCTAGCAAGTTCTTGACTAACAGTCCAGTTCCATACATATGTGCTTAGTGCTACTACGTCTGGATCTATAATTTGTTCTACGTAGTTTTCAACAGTGTCACGTTCAAATAATATACTTCCTAATTCCCAGCCATCTACATTTGCATTGCAGTATTCCCAAACATACGCAACACTGAGAGGTAGAAATGTTGCTTCCGCAATAACATTATTGATCTGTGTTAGGTATATCTTTTTCATATTTTCTCTTAGGAATCTTTGAGTCGGCACTACTTACGCAACTTTTAGTAATACAAGTTTTAGGTGTCTTAAACAGTTCAAAACCTGTTTCGATGTTGCCAAGCGGTGCATCATGACAAGAATAACTCCTTTTTATCGAACCGTCAGGCTCGCGTATTATAAGTCCGCTGTAACCGGCATTGCAAGCCCATCCTTCAAAATTGTTGAAATTAAAGGCATTAAAGCGTTCTGCTTGGTCCATATACCACTTTTTACCTTTAGAGTCTTTTAACTCTACTTGCATATGCCAAGGAATACTTGTATCTAATTTTCCCTCTACTCCTTGAGGTATTTGGAAGTTTGGCTTCGGACGCTCTGTCCATATCCTTTTGTTTTCTGTGTATGCCCGCTGTGGCATTCCGTTCCACAACCGCTCCAAGTCTTCTGGTTTGTAACCTTCAACAATTTTAGAAGCAGTAGGGTCTGATTGTGGTTTAAGAGTAACGTTGATACCTTGTTCGTGAAAGAACAATGCATTCTCCCAATCACGTTCAAACCATTCTGGTACCATAACTTGATTAATTGTAACTTGTACATCATGCTCCTGACAGAAGATTAACTTATCTGCAAAGTCCTGCATCTTCTCTTTACTGTTTACGTGTTCTGTGTGCAGACTTGCTGTAATACTTGCTCTATGAAATGGCTTTACTGCTTCAACATACTTTTCAAACCAAGCCATATTGCGACTACAGTTTGACGTCATGTGTACACTGGTATAGTTAGTGTTGTCTACGTCATCAGCCAGATGCTGTAGAATGTCCAAGTACCCAGGATGAAAAGTAGGCTCACCGCCACTAAGACTAAAATGATAACTATTAAATCCGTTTTCACGTGCCTGTCGCTTTATTTCGTCGATTGTTTTGAGACATAGTTCTGTAGGTCTATGATCTTTGCGGTCGCTTCTTGCGTAGGGCCAACAGTAACTACATTTGTAGTTACAGAATCTTCCAAGCAGCCAGCTGACAGTAAACAAGTCTCTATATAAGAGTGTCCTTTGTCCGACGCTAACAATGTCGTCAAACGGGATCTTTGTAAAGTCATAATTGCTCCATTTTAAATCTTCACTCATGACTACATTATAACACCTTTTAAAAAATAATCAACCTTTAAATATATCGGCCAAAACCCCAAAATCTTTCTTTACAAAACCAACAGTTGTCGCAATGGGAACTAAAGTCCGTAGTAAAGTCTTCACAACTTCTAGTCAACGGAAATAATGTTTCCATAACTCCAAGTGTTTCGTATAGTTCTGCTACGCCTTTTTTGTCTATGTTTGTTAAGTGTTTCCAAGAATAATTATTAAGCACAGGAAAATTCTTTCCATTTCTATTATCGCACGGTCCGTTAATTAGGTTACCCTTTTCGTTTCTAAAAGTATCTATTATATCTAAGGGTGGATTAGCAGTAATACCAGAATAATTTTTTTGTATGTTTTCTTTGTCAGAGGCTTCCTTGAACAATTTCGTTTGTGCATTTATATAATCATCGTTAGTATTCATTACGTCTACATTGTTTATATAATGTTTTCCAAAAATATGTTCTCCAAAAGTATCTTTATAAAAATTTATTATACGGGGAGCAAACACTCCTTGATAAGGTTTCTTAGGATGATTAGTAGTTAATGGAATAATCTTGATATCAGGTCTTTCTTCAGCTACATATTTAGATAGCATGTACCCAACAATAGCACTGTCAGCGCCGCCGGATATTTTTAAAGATACTACCTTTACGTCATTAGGTTCTTCAATATTAATATCTTGTTGACTATTTTTAAATATCATAACTGTTCCTTTATAAATTTATCACGTTTGTTTTCTTTACATACTTGCTCGCAACGTGGTATTCTATTATCCGATGTCCAACTTTCTTTAATGTCTGTCCAAACTTTTCCGTTAATTGCTTGCTCAACACTTACATTTGTTAAATTAATATCTGACATATAATTCTGTTGTTCTAATATATCTTCAAATTTATCTTTGTGTTTTCTGCTAACTGGATATTCTAACATTTTTGCATTAAGATGACAACAGGGTATTACATTACCCATGTGATTTACAAAAATACGTTTTTGATTAGCATACTTGCAACTAATGCAATTAGACTCTTGTGTTTCAACTTTTTTATGTTTTACTCCGCCTGTGTCTTTTCTATGACTAATAATAGTTTTAAATTCTTTAAAGCCTTCTTGCTTTGCTTTTTCCCTTGCTTCTTCTAGTTGATGTTCATTATGCTCAAAACTAATAAACTGCCAGTTTGCTTTTCCGCCAGCAGCAATAAATGCTCTATAATTTTGTTCTACTTTTTTAAAACTAGAACCTTCTCTGTATACTTCTGACAGTTCGTCACTGCCGTCAATTCCCCAAACAACTTTGTGATTACTAGGAAGTATACCTGCTAGTTCAGTCCACCATTTTGTAGTCCGTAAACTTCCATTAGTAGCAATGTTAATATGGCAGTTCCAATCAGCAAAGTGTTTTATAATTTCATGAAATTGTGGATGACTACACGGCTCATCAACACTACCACAAAAATTAATAATTTTGATATTAGGAAACATTTCTTTTTGAAATCTCTCTTTAATAGTGTCGAGATCTAAATAAGTTTTGTTTAATATGTCATCGGCATAATCAGACAATACACGAAAACAGCCTTTGCATTTTATATTACAAAAACTTGTAAGTTCTATATCAATCCATTCTAATGTATCAGTTGTCCACATTATTCAAAACACCACGGTATAATTTTTTTGCTGTCAGTGCCTCTTGCACTATCTAACTCTAGTAAATATTGTTGCATCTTAAGATTTAGTTGTTCATTAAATTTATAATCAGAATAAAACTTTCTTAGTTCAGGCACTTTAGTTTGTTCTAGGACACGTTCAACTATATGCGGCTTTAGTGCATTTACTTGTAATTGATTAGGCCTAGTTAATTTATGAATATCGTATTTTCCGTTCCACTTTTTTTGAATATTGTTAACTAATGTATCAATATTAGGTAAGTTCATTGCTTGTACAGTAATATTAAAAAATAATTTCTCGCAATTTAAGTCAACAAGTTCTTGCGTATTTTTTAAGAATTCGTCGTGTTTAGTTGGAAAACGTATAAGATCGTTAACATCACTCCAACCATCGCAACTGATACTAAATTCTAGGTGATTAAATTTAGATAATATTTCTAAAAACTTTGGAGTATTACTTACTCCGTTAGTTTGAATACATAAAATAGTATTATTACGATTCCACTCATGCTTAGATAAATTCTTAATAAATTTCTGTACATCTTTCATATAAAAAGGTTCGCCGCCAGCAATGTAAATAGATATAGCTTTGTCTATACAATTTTCATATATCCAATCCCAATCAATTTCGTCTCTTGCTTTTCGATTGTCTTCATTTAAAACTTTGCCATTGTATTTTTTAAAGATGTCAATATCTTCATACCATTTACTACTGTTCCAAGGAGTACACATTGCACACTTTAAATTGCAAAGACTGCCGGGTCGTATGTCCCAGTGAGTAATTCCTGTGTTGCCTCTTTCAAGGCTAATTATACGTTTGCTAGATTTTCCTGATGATTCTTTTAAAATGCAATCTATACACTCAGGACGTTTCCAGTCTCCTTTAAATCCTTCTTTAATTTTATTAATTGCTGGATTATCTATTAAATCTTCAATGTTAGGAACTGTTCCGCTTTTGTGCTTGTCTTTATACAAGCAACACGGAGATACTATATAACCGCTTGAATGTCTTTCAACGTATAAACTAGTTGTACCTTCTAAACAATTATATGTCACTTAGAACTCCTACATCAATATGTTCTGTAACTACTTCTTTATAGCGTTCGCTGTACATACTTTTTGGTGCGCACAATCCACACCCGCATGTTTGTTTAGGACATATTATAGTAGTCATTTTTTTATTTTCTAATTTATTTCTTAAATCTTTAAGTATAATATTACCTTGGCTTAGTTTGCCAATAGCACCTCTTGTACCGTCAAATTTTGCTTGGCATGTTTGATGGTGAAATACTTGATCAGTTTGTTGTTCAATATGTAAGAAGAACCAGTTTACACTACAACTCCATCCTTTGAAATCTCTTTTGTTAACAAACTGACTAGTAATAGATTCAGTCTTATTGCTTAAACACATATTACGCATACCGCAACAAGGACGTCCAATAGTCATTCCTAATTTATCAGATTCGCTTTTCTTTTCGCCTGCTGCACTTAATACTTTTGATACTTCTTTTTCTTTGTTTAACTTTTTAGTATTATTGTTCCAATAGTTTTTCATGTAGTCTAATTGTTCAGGTGAATACTTATGTGCAAAAGATGGCTTGCTATCTGCTTCTTCGCCTATAACTCTAGGAACATATTTTACATCGTTCTCTTGTAGGAATTCACACAAGTCTTTACACTCGTCAAAATGTTGTGCATGAAACATAACATTAACATTAATCCTAAAGTTACCGTTATCTTCAGCTTTTTTAAACTGTAGTATTCTGTCTCTAACTTGATCTTTTAATTTTTGATTACTTTCGGCATGATAACTTACTGTAACATGTGATAAATTATCAATAACAGCTTGTGCCATTTTTTGACTCATTGCACCATTAGTAGTAAGTGTCAATGCATTTTGCCATCTGTCTTTGTACTTTTCATCATATGCTTCTTTTAGATATTTTACAAAAGGAATGAAGTTAGGATTTACAGTAGGCTCACCGCCTGTGAAACTAATACTAGCACGATCTTCTTTTCTATATTGCATATACAAGTCAATGTAACTGTAAACAAAATTTACACTACTTTTTAGTTCATCGAGACTAGCATGAGGACTAAAATTATCATGCCTAGTTACAGGACAATATGTGCAGTCGTAATTACACCGTCTGCCTAAATCCCAAGTAATTTGAAATACTTTACCCGATAGTAAATTTATTGTATCAAAGTCCATCAAATATATCTTTCATCTCAGGAAATGTTTCTTCAAATGTTATACCACGCTGTGTGTCACATCTACTAAGGAATTCTTTCATCTCTGGAAGTCGTTGGCTCCAATCTTCACTTTCCATAAAGTTAAGGATGCCATTTAATCTTTTGATACCATATTCAGCTTGCATAAAGTCTTCTTTAGTAATCTTACCTTTATGCCAACTTGGAACTCCAAGTTCCCAGTTTTCTTCCCACCATGGATACCATGCTTCGTATTTTGCTCTACATTTTTCTTTAAAGTCTGCAGGCAAGCTCTTTACATTTAAATGTGCTGGCCAGTATACAAAGTGCTGACTAATGCCGCCTGCACCAAATGGCCACATGTTAATTTTCTTAAACTTCTGCTCCAACTTCCATTGTATAAAGTCTGGCAAGTAGTATACGTTTAGTGCTTGCACTGCACACGCAATAGTTACTTCAACATTATCACTTGTTTCATTATCTAATCTATGAAACGTGTTTACTTGGTTTTTCCAATTGCTAGGATAACGAATGTAGTCATTCATTTCTTTAATGCTGTCTATACTATAATGGAAACGTACTAATTTAAATTCTTTCCATAGGTCAAATAAATCATCGCGCCATTCAACTCCGTTTGAATTATAACGTAGTTCTAAGTCTTTAGCGTAGCCCATTTTGATTGCGTGTTCAAGTATTTCATAGTGTTCTTCAATAATAAGACTTTCGCCGCCTGCAAAATAAATTTGCTGCATACTAGGCATTTGTTCATAGAACTGTTTCCAAAATGTAGGATTCTGTTTATGCCAATTATAACTACTACCGTTAGTGCTGCCTTTGTTATCCCACTGCATAATTTCTTTGAGACTTTTGTTTTCAACAGCAGGAAAGATTGCTTTCCAGTCTTTGATCCAACCTGAGCTGTCATGTGGACTACACATAACACATGCTAACTGACACTTAGTACCAAAGCGCAAATCAATGTATGCTAAGTTAGGAGGAACACTACCATCTTCGTTTGTTTCTTGCAATACCTTATCCACATCAACACGCTGACTCCAGTAGTGTGTTTCCCACATACGCTTGCTGCGATGTCCAGCTGCTTCTTCTTTATAACATTTTAAACAACTAGGAGGTTTCTCACCAGCTAACATTTGTTTACGTACATTCTTCATATAGTCGCTATTCCATGCTGTTTGAAAATCACTTACGTTTAAGTTGTTAGGACGTCCTTCGTCATCTTTAAGAATGCCTACTTGGCCGCCGTGTTCTTTATCATTAGTTGGACCAACTGAACTAGCGTTTGCTGTACAGCATACTCGCATACTGCCGTCTGGTCTTGTGCTTAGATGTACCCACGGTAGTAGGCAAAATGTTTCTGATGGTAATTTATTTGTCATTTAGTTTCTCAAATCGGTGTGTTGCAACTTTATTTTGTTTACAATTTTCTGTGCATTTCGAAAATTTTTCGTTCATGATAGCAGTATATAAGTTACTATACCAGTCACTGTTGTAGATATCTTGTATACTATTTGATCCGTTTAACCTGTGTTGGTTAGGACTATAAAATTTACTATAATCTTTTAGATTTTTAAATCCGAACTTAGTTCCCCACCAGCAGCAAGGAAGAACATAACCGTGGTATGTAATATATACACCATGGCCGTCTATACTTCTAGTAAGACATTTTGGTGCCATTATTGATGAAATTATCTTTGGTGTTACTTTCTTATCAATATTGTGTTTTGTTTTGCCAACATTAGGTCTAGGACTTCCTATAAACTTTACTTTAGAAAATCCTTCACTAGTTGCATAATCTTCAACTAGATGTGCTTGATGTTCATTGTGTGCAAAATATATAAATTGCCAAACTGCGTCTCCGCCGTGTGCTATGTATGTTCTATAATTTTCTTGTACTCTATCCCAAACAACATTTATCCTATAAAGATGATTAGTATCTTCAAAGCCATCAAGGCCCCATGTTACATTGAGACGGTTGTTTGATTCTGCAGATATTTGTCCTAGCTCTTTCCAAAATTCTTTATTGCGTGTTCCGCCGTTGGTAGAAATAGATATCCTAGGTTTCGTAGGAAATAGATCATCACTAGATAGAATCCACTTTACAATTTCAATTAGATCAGGATTAGTTGTTGCTTCGTCGTAGTTACCGCACATATGTATATGTGTTAAACTTGACCAAGTGTCTTTATCAAACCAACTTTTAAATTGTTCTAAACTTATGTACGTATCATTTAATGTAATAGGATACATCTCATCTTTCCACTTATCGACCTTTGACCTTGCACAAGCCGGACAAGCAGCATTACAATAGTTAGACATTTCAATTTGAACTTTAACTTGATCTTTAACTAAAACTTTCCAACTCATTTTTGTTCTACTATTTCGTTTTGATATGCTTTATTGTATGCGCATGTTCTTATACAACGCTCTATATGTTTATTGTGTTTAGGGTTCCAGCTTTCCTCAAGTACATTCATATAGTAAGGTTGTTGCATAACTTCTTCTATAGATTGTGTTTTTAAACTATTCCAGCTGTCAGGATAATCACTAAGTTTTTCTGATATATTGTCTATATCTTTAAATGCGCTATCCCATAAAAAACAACACGGCCACATTTGTTGTTGTGCATTAATAAATATTTCACCTTCGTGTACATACTTACATGAAATTGTATTAATGATACTATTGTCAACTTCATTATTAGCAATTAGTTTATCTAACTTGTAAACTTCATCTTTACGTTTATGTTCGTTCTTACCTGTAGTAGTAATTACTTTTGTTTCTTTATTATTTTTCTTACCAATACGAGATATCCATTGATGATAACTGTTACGCATTCCTGTGCGAGTAGCAAATTTAAATCCTAAACGTTTAGCATGTTGTTTTGCTATATCAAGTTCATATTCGTTATGATCAAAAACAATAAAGACCCATTGTGCTCTGTGAGTATATTCTCCAACTGTTTCACAAAATGCATTTATATTTCTTTCAAGAACACTCCATTTAGTGTTTACTCTATAAATATGATTTGTTTCTTTATGACCGTCAATACACCATTGCACGAAAAACTTTTGACGATACTGGTTTGCTAGTTTACCTATTCTACGCCACATGTCTGCTGTACCTACAGCACCGTTTGTACTAATGCTTGCTTTTCCGCCATGTTGTAATATGTATTCTACCATATCAGCAAACTGAGGATGTATTGCTGGATCGCCTAATACACCACAAAATTTAAATTCTTTATCTGCTATATGATTAGTAGTAGGAAATATTCTCTGCAGATCTTGCAGTGAAAAACTGTTTATTCTCAGCAAATCATTCCAAATTGTTCTAGCACAACCTGGACAGGCTGCATTGCAATCGCTGGTAATTTCTAGTTCAATTTTTTTAACATCATTAATTGTAAGCATAACTGTACTTATTTGAACTGTTCAGCAAAAGGATCAAACTCGGCACCGCATTTCATTGCACATACTTTTAACTTGCCATCACCACAACTGGGCTTTGACCAACTTTCTTGTATTCGATCAAATGTTCCTGTAGCAAATACTGCCTCTAGGCCGTTTCGAGCATTAAGTGCTTCTTTATCAATAAAGTCCCATATCTGTTCTACTTTAGGATCCTTGTGCCACCATTTGTACATACGTCCAGCAGTCCAACAGCATGGCATTGCTAGACCCTCTGCTGTTATGAATAAGCTATTATCTTTCTTTACTTTACAAATGATAGGGGCTGCATCATAGTAAGCGTCCATAGTACCGTACTTGTTTATAATTACATCTTGTTTGCTAAGAGCTTTATTTTGATATTTTGCATCTGGTTTTTTAAGTTCTGCTGACTTGTTACCTTTACGATCTACTGCTTGATGAGATTCTTTCTTTTTTGAATCTTGTGTAATAAAGCGTCCAGTCTTTTTCTTCATAAACTTTTCGCAGCCCCATTCGTTAGCAAGTGCTTCCGCTTCTTCAACTTGGTGTTGATTGTGTTCAAAAATTAAAAAGTCCCAACGTGCTCTGCCACCTGCTGCAATAAACGCTCGCATGTTGCGTTCTACATTATCCCATACAACTCCTTGGCGATATAAATGATTAGTGTCACGCAAACCGTCCACACTAAATATGACGGAGCCCATCCTTCCAAAAACTTCAGCCAGCTGTCTCCACCACTTTTCATTTTTTGCCCCTGCGTTTGTATTCATACTTAGCCACATATTAGGATTGTGTAATCTAAAATATTGAAATATTTCTAATGTGTCTTTAGCAACGATAGGATCTCCCAAGTTGCCACACATATACATTGTATCTAATTGTGCAATAAATTCTTTTGTAAAAATATTTTTGCAATCGTCTAATGATAGTTCATCTAAATTAATGTGCGGATTTAATCCTTCGCCGTTCATATTACGGTCACACATTGGACAATTGGCTTGGCAGTTTTGTGTAACCTCAAGGTGTATTGTTTTTATATCTTCGTATCTATACATCCATTATCAACTTTACATCTTTACCAGGACCAACTTTACTAGGCAGGTTGCCGTACTGTTCAACATACCATTCGATTACAGCCTTGTACCAGTTTTGACTGTTATGATGTGCTACTTTATTGAACTGCCAAATATTATTATTGGTTGCTTGCATTGTACTCAATGCCCTAGCACTCTCTGTTTGCAGTTCTCTTACACTTAGTTCATTTATATCCAATTAACATAAACCTCTTGTACTTGGGCAGTTCTAGTTCACCTGCATATAACGGACCTGTCATACGTGCCATGTTGCCAAACTCTTTGATGTCTTTAACACAATTAACATGTTCTTCTACTTCATAATAATTATTACTTTGTAGAACTACTAATTTATCGTTTGGTATTAGATCATACCATTCTGAAAAGTTTTCTATGTGTTCGCAACTTGTGTTTATAATAGTATTAGGACTATCTGTAATTGGATAGCTCATTCTATTGTTTGCGTTACTCCAATACTGCCATGTATGCTCATTATAATCAATATCCATTATATCTTGTGTAATACTTTTAAATCGCCATTGATCTACAAACCAAGGCTTGTTAAATACTTCAGCAATATCTACACAGCTAGGATCAATGTCGAAAGATCTAACTTTATCTACTTTAATGTTACTCTCAAATAACATTGTAGCTAGTGTAGCGTACCAACCTGCACACAAGAATACTGTGCCTAAATCAACCTTAAGTTTTCTAAGTTCTTTTACTAACCACAGTTTACTTTGTAATTGCCCTCTAGAAAAACAATCGTCCCAAATATTTGTTTCATTAACAAAAAAACTTTTGAATGCTGCTATAAATTGAGTGTCAGCGTAACAATCTAGGGTGGGCCAAAGTTTCCATGTATTGTCTTCTAGTACAAGTTTCCTTAAATCATCGTTGTTACACAATCTAAAGATACTATGCAAATTTTGTTCTAGCACTGCTTTACGTAATTCTTCAATATCTCCAGATACATGATTAGGCATTAGTCTAAATATACTGCTGATATCTTGGTCAATATATGCTCTACGTAGATCTGCTAATTTGCTATTAGTAGGATACAGTAGTTCAAACCTATCTAATAACTCATGTGTCTTCATTAAACTTCTCCTGAAGCCAATCAAAGTCATTTATTTTTTTAAGTGCTTCACTATTGCCTTGGCTTGCTGTTCCGTAAGCAGACCCTTGTCTAGCGCCTTTGATAGCCCATTCTCCGTAAGGACGCTCTTTCCCCACTGTCGTCCAGGTAAGTAAACGGTCATCTGTTTCTTCATTCTTTTGCCTATCAATTACTTTACTAGAAAGTTTACAACATTCTCTAAATGCACCTTTCCAGGTGCTATATGGATCTGTGTTAAAATTAGTTATACAACTAATATCCGGCATTGCTTTAAACTTTTCTGATATACTAGTTGTCATATCAGGCTTACTAGTATCCATGTTAAGCGTAAGCTCTCTTGGCAATAGCTTTACGCCGCCGTATCCGTATACTAGATCGTTTATAGGATTTATACTACGCCATACATGTACAAAGCCTTCTTGTCCTTTATAACGGAAATCAAAACTATCTACTATTGTAGCATCGCCGTCTACAACAAAAAATAAGTCAGTAGTACACAATTTAGCTGCTTCAATGTGTGCTTGATGTATGCCTTTGACTCCGTGTATACGTTGCGCTCTTGGAAAACGTTCTTTCAAGTTTTCCCAGTTTTCATCAGCATTAGGTTCATTATAACTTATAAACACAATATCATAATCTTTAACTTTAGGATAACTTGCTACTGTTGCATGTTCTTTGCGCTGAGACACAAATCTATAGTCAAACTCTTTTTGTGTAATAGGATTATGTTTACTGCATAACACAATGCCATCAAAGTGATCTCCATTTAAGAACACATGATTTATTGTTCTGTCGTATTCGTTATCATGTGAAAAATACATATCAAATTTGAATGCCTTTTCAACTTGTACTCTTTCAGGTACCATCCAAAACATTTCTGTCTTGCTCATCTTTAGTGCTTTGAGATAGTCTACATATGTAACAACTTCAAACTTTTCGTATTCGCAAGGTCCACTTGCTGTTATTTCCCACTCTTTTCTGTTTACAATAAACTTGTAATCTACTTGCTTTTTGTTAAGCTGCTTATGTATTGAACATAGGAAGACACCATTATATAATTCTTTACCTTCAACACTATGCACAAACGCATGATTTTCTCGCCTATCATAACTGTTATGATGACTAAAGTAAAATCCAAGATCAAAGCTAGGATTAATTGTCAAGTTTCTGCTTACTACCCAAAATAGTTCTGTAGTAGTTTGTTCAAATGCACGTTCGTATTCTTCAAATGTGTCTACATAGAAAAAATCGTACTGCTTGGGTACACTTATTTGTATGTCAACTTCTTTTTTGTTTACAAAAAATCTATGCTGTAGTTCCTTTTCTCTTATTTCTAAACGCTTTGGAAATAAGTTAATACCATCGTAATGTTCGCCGTTTTTAAAAAGATGAACGTATTCATTACTCCATGCATCAGGTACATAGTCAAAATCAAAATCGTCAAGTACTATTACGTCACTAGGTATGTACCAAAAGAATTTGGTAAAGGCTCTTTTTTGTGCTTGTTTAAAGCCGTCGCACTTTTTTACAGTAGGAAATTTAGATTTAAGTGTTTCATACTGTTCTGCATTTTTGTCATTTAGTTGATAGAATATATCATACATATCTTATTATAACACAGATCATTTCATATGTCTAGTATTTCCGTAAGAAACATGTTGATTTGATCCTTCGTAACTGCGCCACGGATCAAATACAATATAGTTACCTTCTGGTAACTTATCATTTTCATGTACTCTAACAACAACACTAGGAGTTTCATTTACTACCCAACCGCCTAGTTTTCTTACATAGTGTTGTACAAGTAAACTATAACTACCGTCTACATATTCAACATCAGGTTTGTAACTATCGCTACTAAACTGTATTTTGTTTCCGTACTTTAATATTTCAATAGCCATATTTTTTGCTTGTATTTCTCTAGCATTCATTACACTATCAAATATGTCGTAGCCTAGATTTAGTTTATCTGCCATGTAGCGCAAAGCTATATTATCTCTTGGATGACATGCGCCGCCATCGCCCATTCCTGCTTTCATATAGCTTGGCCCCATAATACGCTGTGTACTATCACGTAATGCTCCTGTCACAACATCAACATTAATGTTGCCTTGCTTTTGTGCAACATCTTGTACCATATTTACTAGTCCAATTTTTGTGCTAATAAAGGTATTGTAGAATACTTTGATACATTCACATTCGTCCCAAGTACCAATAACGTAGCGAGGATCATTTTCCATTATAGATTTATAAAAATCAACAAGTTGTTTTGCATCACCTGTTTCGGTACCATCTTCTGTACCTATCATTACCATTTCAGGATTAACCATATCCCAAGCAACTGTTCCCATAGCAATCAAATAAGGATTGTATACAAAGCGTGTGTTAGTTACTAGCGGTATAAACTCTCTACGCACTGTGCCAGGTAACACTGTGCTTATTAATACAAGTAATTGATCTTTTGTCATATGCTTGTTTGCTTCAGCAATTACTTCTTTAACAATGTCGTATTGAAAATCTTTTGGCTCTAGATGTGCCGTTGGTGCTCTGCCATCGTAGTCTGGATCATGAGGTGTTGGTACAGCAACAAATACAATATCAGCACCATTAATTGCACCTTGGATTGTAGGGAACTGTGCTACATTATTATTGCCTCGTTTAGCAATATCATATCCAGTTACATTGTGTCCTTTTTCTGCAATAACTTCTGCACAAGGCAGTCCAAGTTTCCCTAACCCGATAAATGCTATATTCATTAAAATTTTACCTTATCTATAAATTGTCTATTCTTTACTGCTGCTCTCTGCAACATCTTTACATTATGTTCTAAGCGTGGCTTTAAACTAATTAATAGTTCTTTCAAATCTTTACGTTGCTTTAAGTTTTGTACTACATTACAAATCCATTTAATTCTATCAGTATGCCATTGGTGTTTATATCCAGTGCCAAACAAATCGTCAAATGTATCAATGCCCCAACTATGGAGTATCTTATAAACGTTATCATCACCTAGCACAACAAACGGACGCATACCTATAATAGGCTTAAACACCTTTTCACTAACAAATACATTAGTATGTATCGTAGTTTCGCTGACAATGTTGAGAAAGTGAGAATTCCAATTGCTGCGTAATCCTAAACTAGTAATATCATTTGTAATGCCGCCGGCATCACCTGCTACGCTTTCGTCACCTTCTTTATTGACTACATCACTTTTAAGTGTTATCGGAACTTCTAGTCCATGATAGTCCCATGGATTCTCAAACTTTCCTAAACTTAGATATCCACAGTCCTGTAAACCTCTTGTTATTAAATGCTTTACTAAAAATATTCTATGCTCATGCGGCTTTCTATTTAGACACATATAAACTTTAGTAATATCATTATTTTCCATATCCATTACATCAGCAGTTTCATACTTGTACCAGTTGTCATGTATAAAGTCTAGCCAAAAACTCCAATAATGATCTCCATCATAGTTTCCAAAGCGTACAACATTAGGATGCTTATCTATTGCTTCGTTTGCTTTTGTTCTGCATTTTCTGTTTTCCCAATCCGGACCACTATAACAAACTATTTTTTTAGGATTAGATGCAAGTAATTCTTTAAGGTCATTGTCTTTTTCTATCCAAGTAGAATTTATAAATGAAACGCCTGGTCCACATTTTGATAATAGCTGTTGCTTAATTTTTTTGTCGTGCTGACCTATAATTGTGGTTGAGTCAAAACCTTTATCATAATGCATGAGTATTCTCCAGCCAAGTCATTACATTTACCCACTTTTGCTTTCCTTTATGTTCAAAGAAAACATTTCGATTGTGTACACATTTGTCTTTTATGTATTGACTTCCTAATATGTGATCTTTATTGCCGTCGACAATATTTTGTACATTTCTCAAAAGCAAATCACTCCTTTGTCTTATGTCAGTAATTTTGTCATACTCCTCATCAAATAATTCAGGAAATGTTTCATATCCATAGTGACGTAGAAAGTGTAGTGTGTTTACTTGGCTTGCAACTAAGAAAGGATGAAAATTAACAATTGGCTGATAAATTTTTTCTGTTATGAAAAGTACGTCTTCTACATTTACAGGTTCGTATGTTGTTTCTGTAACAAAAGAAAAATCACTATCTAAATAATGATGATTAATTAATGCACGTTGATTGTATCCTTGTTCTATTTCAGTTCCGTCATAATCAATAATGTAAGGAGCATCTTGTAGGAACATGTTTAATGGCTGTTCAAGGCTTTTGTGATGTTCTTCATTTAAACAATATTTGTCAATACTTTCATACATTGCATCAGTATGAAATCTATCTACATGAGGTTCAAAATATCTATTCAACCAACTGTAATAACTATGTCTTAGTAAATCACGTTTATAAAATTCCGCTGCAAAGAATACACGTTGATGTCTTGGATTGGCATTCTTAAATATAAACCGTTTGCTTTTTGGAGCATCGTAGTTTAGAAACGTGTCTACATCTAATGGCTTATCGTCCATTTGTGTAATTTCCATATTATACGTTGCTTCAAAACTGTCCATACCATATACGTTAATTTCACTGTAGCCTTTTCTCTTTCGCCAAGCTGCAAAATTTTTCTGTATGTTTATATCACCAAACACAAGAAAAACTTTATGTGCAGGTATTGCTAAGTCTTTAACACAGAAATCAATAATTTCCATAAACCTTGGCATAGTTAAACTAAAGCCTTCATTTGGAAACCATAATAGTAACTTTAGTTTACTATCTAAATCACGTATTAGATTCAATGGCTCTTCATCAATATGTTCAAATACATTACGATATACAAATGCATGGTCAATCCAATCAATTTCAATATGATAGAAAGCTGGCTGTCCTACATAGTCCTTAGGAGTAGTACGCTGAACAGGTATATCTAGATAGTCACATACTTCTGTAATAAACTTTGGCTTTACACTCTTAAATTGATTGTACTTATATGCTTCTCTAGTACGCAACTCTTTAGGAACACCATTTGGTATCCATTTCTCGCCAACAACTCCGGATTGGTAATACAGCGTTATCATGTGTATGCTCCTTTAAAGTGTGGTAGCCAAAAGTTTTGTACAAAATCTTCGTGTGCTTCGTAACTAGGATGATTATCGTATCCATCGTCCCATGTGTTTAGATTATTGAGTGTATACTCTCGAAGCCCGCCGTCTTCATTGTCTGTAAACAAAAACTTATTCCAATGTATTTCATCTTGTAAAGTTACAAACTGATCAGCACACCATGTTTTGTATTCTTTTACAAATGCTCTGAATGTAGTAAATCTATATTCCCAACCTTTAAGTTCGCACATCTGTTGAACAAGCAAAATATTCGAAAGTGTTTGATGCCACATAGCATTTTGATTCCACATAAACTTTGAGTAAGATCTAAATGCATCTACATACTGTATGTCAATATCAAAGTTATTGCTCCACCTTGTTTTTTCACTAACGTTACCGCCATTCAATAACCAATAATTTCCTGTTATTTTTTGAATGTCACCGTTTGCACTTGTTAGTGCATATACTCCGGGATTCATATCGTTATTAGATTCAGTATTGTTTTGGAATAACATATCTACATAAGGTGTTTCTGTTTCATGTAGTGGAAATTCGCTTCTAGTAGGAGAACTCCACATGATGCTTATGTCAGGCGTGAATCCTTCTCGTTCTGCTTTCAATGCACAGTCAATTACAGCACTTGCAATAAATTTATTGCCGGCTCCGCTTTTACTTACATTCCGAGAATTGTTATAGTTAAGTAAATCACGTTGGATAACTCTTGCCCAGCTATTATGCATGTCTGTAAAGCTACATCCTCCGAATATATGAAATTTTACAGCCATGTTTGTATTTCCTCATTTGATATCTTCATTTGTAAAAATCGTTGCTGATTATACTTTAGTCTTTGTTGTATATCATTTTTATCTATTGAATCTATGCTATTAAGATATTTACTTAGACTGTGTATTGCACTGTTGAATCTTGATACATCTTCGTGAATTGTATCGTATGTGTTGTCTAGTATATCGTCAAATGTATCATATCCTTGTTGCCTTAAGAATTCTAATAAATTAGGCTGTCCTATATACAATGCTAGATGGCAGTTTGCAATAGGCTTCCAAGTTTTTTCTGTTATAAATAATCCTCGACTAGCTTCAGGATACGTTTCAGTTACTAAACTAATACTTGTTTCTTCATATATCCATTTATTATGTAATCTATCATTTTTGTGTATCTCGCCATTTGATCTATCAACAACTAGATGACGATGGCTGTTACGCATGTGGTCAATTTCTGGTGTATCTTTTTTGTATATTTCTTTAAATGTATCGTAGTGATAATTGTTATCAAGCTGGTTATACCTATTTAGGAAACTTACTAATCCAGTATCATACAACCCTGTGTCGTATAACATTTGTAGGGTATAGTAACGATGCCAGTCAGGCCTTCCATTCAAGCACAAAAACTTTTTAGCAAATGTATTTTGATTATTTGTTTGTACTCCTAATTCCTTTATATGTGTAAGATAGTCGTATGCCCAGTAATTAAAGAATATGCCTTTAGACATATTTGCGTTACAGTGAATTACTTTGCCAAAGTTGTTGAAGTAATCAATATCTATATATGCAGGATCTCCTTCAGTATGAAATATTACTAGCGGAGTATCTTTGTCATATTCTATATTACCTTTGCCTTCTATATGCTCACATATCTGCAGATTGCCATTAAAGTCTGAATATTTTTCAATGACAGAACCTAGTCTATTAGTATCAAGACACTCAAATGTACCTTTTGCTAAAGTAATTTTTGCCATAAACTTACACTTTCAAATCCGTTTTGCGTGCCGCTAGTATTACATCCTTTACACGCTGCTAAACTACTTCGGTTACCTTTGTCTAATTTTTTTCTAACTTCAACAAATTGTTCACTATTCCATAATTCACTAAATGCTGTATTGTTAATATTTCCAAATGGTTGTTGTTTCCTACTCCAATCGTTACAGCATAACCGGACTTGTCCGTCCCAGTCTATAAATGCTTTGTAAAATGGTAACCAACAAGGCCTAAATACAGTTTCTTCTTTTGATACTAGTCCTCCTCGGTTATTGTAATTGTATTGTTCAATCAAATCCGGACTACCAGTATCGTGATGATTTCGTATACGATAACTTATGTTACAATCTTGCAATAGATCTTGCACTTTGTTGTACTGTTCATTGCCATCATAACAATCAACAATAAGCATACTAAGTCCTGCATCAGATAATTGTGTGTGAGTTAATTGGCCTGACAAGAGTCTATCGCCGTTAGTAATAATTTCTGTGTAGTATACAGAAAATATCTTTATAAGTTCAAGTATCTGTGGATTGAGAGTAGGTTCGCCAAATCCTGTTATATGTATGTCGCCAGTATAATTTGCTGCTTGCAATCCTTTGACAAGATTGTTTGCTGTGTCTAATGTCATTTGTAAATTTTGATTAGGATATACCGCAGGATTACTACGTGGACAAAAACTGCACGTTCTATTACATAACTCAGTAGGATTAACTTCAACAACTCCTAAGCCTAGTAGTAAAGGATTACCAATGTTAGCTTTTAGATATCTGTTGTTCCTATAACTAATATGGTCTTGGACATTAAAATTTTGAGACATAACTATCAGGAATAATAAGTTTATTACTCCAATCAATTCCTTTTCGATTTGCAGGATGCTCGTTGTTTATAATCACAATACTTTTGTCTTTTGTATGTGTTACACACTTTTGCGGGTCAACAAATAATAATAGTTCAAATATATCACCTAAGAATTCTTTTTCTATATGTATACTAATACCACTATACGCACACTTGCTTGGCAATTCTTCCATTGGTAAGTTGCATTGTAGTAAATCAAATTTATTAAATAGCCCTTTAGTACGATCAAAGAATTTAAAGTTTAACATGTCCGTATGCACTTTGCAGTCAGTTGGATTGTTTACTACCATAGGCAAACTTCTAAACACTAAATCACTCCATTGATCTAATTTAATTTGTGTAAAGCCTTCAAAGTTTGTTGGCATAAGTTTTTCGGGCCAAGCGTCAGAACCTAAAAATTCGTATGTAAAGTCTTTGGTTGTTTTACCAGTATCTACACTGTTAACAAATAAACGTTCCTCAACTTCTGTTCTAAACAATATTGTATCGCTACTCAGTAAACTTTTGCGCAATGTTTCTTCATCAGTTATTACAACACCTTTATCACGTAGTTCTTTAAATGCATTTTGTTCTTTATGTACAGTAAGCATTAAAGGCATTGTCTTACAATTAAGAAACTTTGCTGCTACACACCTATTGGTTCCGGGATGAACCATATATGTTCCATCGTCCATATGATTTACTGCCTTGACACTATTCTTCCATCCGGTCTGACAATAGCTTTGTACTAACCAAAGTATTTTTTCAAAATGATGTACAACTATGTTTTCACCGCCCATTGGTGTAATTAATGCTTTAACTGAAAAATCTTCAACTACACTTTTTGCAATACTCTTATCACCATGCGGATTTTCTAACAGCCAATCATGTAATCTATCTTCGTCAAACTTTAGCCACCAACGTAATGTCTCCATTGGTGCTTCAAATAATATTACAACGTGGTCATCAAACCAATCTTTATCAAAGAAATCTTTACCTTGAGTAGACATATTACTCTCCTAATAATAGTGTGTTTAGTTCAGGAAATACTTGTGCAAAATTTTCTTCCCTGTGTTTATCTAATATATGCGTATATTTAAAGAAACTATCAATTGCTCCGTTGCAATTAGACATTTGATCTGCAAATGGTTTGAATTTATCATTGCTAAGTTTATCTTTAATTACTTGATGTGCATGTTGAGGTATTGCTTGCACATTATAGTGCTTAGGCCCATGTAGTGCGTTTAAGAACAACCGGTCTTCAGGAAGACCAAGTGTGTTAAACCATTGTTGAAATTCTGGCAAATATAATATATTAAAAATATTTACAGTGTGGCAAATACTTGTGTGCAAGAACGGTTGTTCATTTGCAAAACGCAGATTACTTTCAGCTTCTTTCCAAACTGCTGGATGACGTTGGTATTCAAACTGTTTGCCTGTGCCGTCAATACTAAACATAAGTTCAACCCATTTAAATTCTTTCCAAAGATCTAACATTTTTTGTGTGGGCTTTATTGTAGTATTAGTATTATAGTGTAAACTAATTTTATGTGCATGACCTCTTTCTACACACTTTTCTAATAATTCAAAATGTTTCTTAATTAATAAAGGTTCACCGCCTGTGAAATCTAGCCATTCAATATACTCAATTACTCTTTCAAGGTCACGCCAAATAGGACTATTATCTTCTATCCAGTAACTTTTAAGGTTAGGATTAAGAACTTCTCCGTATAATAATTTTTCATCTTCGGCCCATTTGAAACTGCTAAAGCTACTACATATTCTGCACTTTAAATTACACACTGTTCCTAGCTTTAGATCATAATAGATAGGCGGACCTAGTTTTCCAATCCTATGAAACATATGTTCAAAGCGTTCATTATCTGCTTGACGTTTACTACGTATACCCTGCGATTCGTTTTTCCAACATTGGTTACAACCAGCAGGTTTCTTTCCTGCTAAGAAATCTTTGCGCAATGTTTTCATTTCTTCACTAGACCAGATTTTGCTTAGACCGTCTGTGCCAAAGTGTCCTACAGGCGGGCCTTCATATAAGCAACAAGGCTTTGCATTGCCTACTGCATCAGCTTCAATATGTATCCAAGGATTTATACAAATATCACTCAATTGCGCTCCTAACCATAGGGTATATATATTCGTCTGCTACAAGTTTGTGTCCTTGAGGTGATATATGATAACCATTGTCAATGTAATGATTATTATCTAAAAAGTTGTGTACACTATCTTGATGTACCGGTACTGGTAGTACTTTTTCTACATCTATAGGCGTTGGTACCCACGGAAAGAATATAATCTTGTCACCAAAGTTTTCTATATAAGATTTAAGCATATCTAGTTGACACATTAATTGTTCGGTAGCCAATGTACTAAATGTATGATTTTCGTATAAGAATTTTGTAGTAGTGTCAATATCACTTTTCTTACTTAAACTATTAGAGTATTCACCTACAGTAATCTTGTGTGTCTTTTCTTCTGTTATTCCCCAAAGGCGTGTATGCTTGCCTTCTCGTGTCCATACTGGTTGTTCTAGATTGTCATGAAATCGGTTGTCTAGAAAATTTTTCTTACCACTAATAGATATTTGCATTCTATCAAATGTAGTTAACTGAAACAAAACAACTTTTGGTTTATACTTTTGGTAAAGTCTATATGCTGAGTATACTGCATACGCATTGTCTATGCCGGCATGTCCGCCATTTATAACTGTTGTTCCGCACTTGTCTTGTAGATAAGCCGAAAAAGTTTCATTTGATTCTACACCAGTACCAAACGTCCAGCTGCATCCAATAGTAAGTATCATTTTACCAAGTCCTGTAATTCAGGAAATGTTTCTGCAAAATTTTCATTCCTAATTATGTCTACCATTTCTATGTTTTTCTTAAACTCTAGTATTAGATGAGATGTATCTGCATCATTCATAAATTTTGCAACTGATAAGAATCCACGCTCAACTCTTTCTTCGCCCCATCTCTTACACTTTTCTGCCATATCTGTATATTTTTTAGTTAATTCTTTTTTCATGCTTGCAGGTAGTATTTGTAAACTTAGATGCTCAGGATGATGGACAATGTTAATATGAAAGTCTCTTGGGTGTCCTATAAAGTTATCTTCTAATGCCCATTCGTAGAAATCTGTCATATGAAATGCATTTTGTACACTAACTGTAAAGTTAATAAAAAAGTTTATATCAGGTGCTTTTTGTATTATTGCTTTTCTATTAGCAACAATCTTATTCCAGTCAGTGCCTTTACGTATATATTCTGCTCTTGCGCCGTAGCCATCTATACTTGCTCCTACATGTACGTTATCAAATCTAGGCCAAATGTCAAGAACATCAAGTTTTTTGTATCTTAACTGGCTAAGATTAGTATTATAACGAATGATAGTATCGTACTTTTGCATTTCATCTAGTTTATTTAAGATACGGTAATGTTCTTCCATTAGTAATGGCTCGCCGCCAGCAAAATAAATATCTTCTACTTTATCAAATAACGGTTCTATTTGATTCCACATGTTAATATTTTTACCTGGGTCAGGTAAGTCATTAGGTAATTGACCCCACATCTTTTTTTGATCTTCGTACCAACCTGTACTTAACTGTGGACCGCAACTTCTGCAACGCATATTACATATATTAGAAAATCTAAAGTCCCAGTAGTGTATACTTAAATCGTCTAAACTTCCGTCAGCATTTGTTGTTTGTAATAGATCCATATGATGTGAAAAAGTCTCATTCATATGTGTACGCAAACTTGTTCCGCCGTTTGATTCATTAATAAAGCAACGTTTACAACTTGCCGGTTGTTCATTGTTAAGAAACTGTGTACGTAGCTTTTTCATATCCTTGCCATTCCAAATTTCAGCAAGAGTATTTTCATTTAGATTACCGACTGAATCTTCCATTGCTGTTAAGCAACAAGGATATACATCGTTGTTAGGCCATGTATGTAAATGTATCCACGGTGATATGCATTTGTTGTCAGTCATATGTTGCTAGAGGCTCATCAATATTTTTTGGATCTGGCTTTAGTATCCAACCTTCTTTTTCTGCAAGTTCCATAATACTTGCATCAGTGTCTGGAATACTTTCAACCCAGTCTGTTAGTATTTTAGGAAATACACTTAGGCTTTTGTTCCTACGTACATCATATTGCTGATAGAAAGTTTTAAAGTCACGCCACAACGTAGCAGGGTTACTTGTACGCCTATGCGGAGCATCTACTGTAACTAGGTAATCTATCAAACGTTCAATACTTGCCTTTTCAAACTCGTGCCATAATTCTTTGTCTTTGTTTGCTGCATACCAAGTAGATAAATTTTTGTGGAGTTCATCTTTAATATGGTTAGGTAAAGCAAGTGGTGACTGAAAGCTAGGAAATCTCAAAAGGTTAACACTTACACTTGGCCATTTACTTCCTGTTGTTTCTTTCAATTCATATATTTGATCTAAGAAATCTGTAATACTAAACAAGCATAAACTATTAATAGTCATCATTACATGTAGATTTGCATTTGCTTCTGACAATATACGCTTTACATTGTTTAACCATTGTTCATAAACTAGCCCGTCACGTATATATTCTGCTTGAGCACCTACAGCTTCACAACTTGTATAAATTTCAAAGTTCTTAATACCATGCGACTTTTGTATAAGTTTATCTATTATATCATTCTTAGCAATTAGATTACTATTAATTGCAAAACGCATCTTGCTATTTTGTGCTTCAAACCAATCAAACAATTTCCAAGTGTTATGGCTCATTAAAGGCTCGCCGCCTGTAATGCGTAGTTCTTCTAAACTACTGCTAAGTCCGTTTTCCCACCATTTCCAAAATGCTTGAATGTAAGGATTATCGTCATCATCTTTGTAAGGTTGTGTCCAACTGCCGTCTTGTCTAAATGCACCAGCACCATCACTTACTAAGTTTGTGTACTCGCCATTCTTTTTAATATCTTTAGCCCATGTGGTTGAGAAACTTGCATTACAATAACTACATGCTAAGTTACACGTTCTGTCAAACGCAATTTCAAAAGTTTTGAGGTGAACATTTTCTGTGTAGTTCATATCGTATGCACGTTGTAATTCGTCGTCATCATAGATAATAGTTTTAAAGACTCTGTCACTAACAGCATCTTTTTTCATATCTTCCATTTTCCAACAATACTCACACTCACGTGGTCGTTGTCCAACTTGCATTTGCTTACGCATTTCTTTTTTGTGCTTTGTGTTGTGTATAGCAGTAAAGTCTGCTTCAACTTCTTCAAGCGGTATTTTGTGTGCCGGCGGGTGATGACAACTTGTAGTAGTGCCGCTACCTAACCATGTAGTTGCATTATACCATTTAGCACCACAGAAGCTAGGACTTTTAGCGTTAATAACTCTGTCTCTATACTCTGTTAAACTTTCGTCGGGTTTCTTAGGCATTCCAGTCCTCTAATATTTCTCTATATTCAGGAAACACTTTCCTAAAGTTTTTTCTTCTACGTTTATCGTATGCTTGTATGTATCTTACAAAATCCTGTCTATGTTCAATAGCTGGCTCAGAATTACGTAAATAATCACAGAACCTTTTTATTTGATCCCACTCTTCTAAATAAAGTCTAGCAAACTTATCTGGGCTATGATACTTTAACCAACTTTCACAGGTAGACTCAATTGCACTTGCATATAGTTCTCTATCCTCAGTATCTAAGAGTGTGCATTGTAAATGCGGTGGCCACCGCATAATGTTTATGCTTAGAGGTATCCTATTATATTCAAACGCTTTGTTATACTTTTTTCTAAAGTCCATTACTACGTTAATAAATTTCTCAAATGTTGGCAATGCTAATATGTTTATAGTTGTCATCATTGCTACTGAACTGTCAGTTTGGTCTAATACTTGTTCTACGTTTGTTATCCATTGTGCATAGTCTAACCCATCACGCGAGTATTCTGCTTGCTCACCAATACTTTCTAAACTTGTGTACACATCTATTTTTTTGACTTTACCTTTTAGTTTGTTAATTGACTCTATCAACTTTGTTATTAGTTTATCAGGAACACACAAGTTTGTGTTTATTGCTATTTCTAAATTAGGCTGTGGATTTTCTACTAGCATGTCTAGAAGTTTCCATGTTTCTTTACTCATTGTAGGTTCGCCGCCAGTAATACGCAACACCTTTAAATGAGGTAACGCATCAGGAAACCATTTCCAAAAGGCCTTAACGTAAGGATTTACTTCACTGTTAAGGTAAGGAAACTTTTGTGTCTTTTTGAGATAACTTAGATCATGTGATCCGTGCTTTGTAGGATAAGATCCGTTTTGCTGTATATCTTCCATCCACTTACTGCTAATTTCAGGTGAACAGTATGAACATGCAAAGTTACATGCATTAGAAAAACTTACTTCTAAGTAACTTGGATATGTATTTTCATTAGGATTTGATTTTGCAATTTCATCAAATCTATCCCATGCCCAATAGTCGGCTGTCTTATAGTGTCTGTCACTAAAGTAATTTTTATCTAAGTCTTCTATGTTCCAACAGTAATCACACTCTTTTGGACGTTCTCCGTTCAGCATCATTTCACGCTGTTTCTTTTTGTGTTTACTATTGTGTAGTGCATGTGGATTACCCATTATTTCACTAATAGGTATTTTATGAGGAGCAGGATGGTGACAACTATGATTATATCCGTTTTGCAAGTATAATGTAGTTTGTAACCACTTAGCTGTACAGAAACTACAACTTACAGAATTTATCTGTTTCCGTTTCTGCTCAAGTAATTCGATGCGCTTTTCATTACTCATTCAGGATCAATCACAAACTGTTGCTTTGGGTTTCTACTTGGGTTTTGGTATACCGTCTTAAAGAACTTGCTCTGTTGAGCGTCTAAGGGCTCAACAGCAATAGGAATATTTAATTCTTTTATTAATTTAGTTCCGAGTTCTGTAGAATAATACTCAATGTCTTCTTGTACTAATTTACCTTTTTCTTCCCACATAGCGTTTAGATATTCAAAGTCACGCACTTGTACATAATCCCAGTCAGTACACATTGTTTGGTACAGCCCTTCTCTAGCACCGTATATAGCCCAAGCACCGTTTCGTACATCAGAACCTAGCATTAACCAAATCCATAATCTATGCAAATTCTTCCAATGACCTTTTAGAAATTGTTCTTGTGTAGGCTTTACACCTTGATCTAGTGCCATCTTAACACCTTCTCTAAATCCTGCACGCCATGCTTGTTGTGGTGTTTCGTTATTATATACATAACTGTAACAACTATTTTGTTGTATATACTTTAAGTCCCAACAAAAGTCTACTTGTGCATGTGGATTATCTGGATCTGCATTTTCGTGTGTTTTCATATCTAATACATACTGCTTTGGCCAACACTTTAGTCCGCCATTACCATACATAAGTCCATTAATAACATTTTTGCCGCACCAACTAATTACACTATGTTCCAAATCGGCGTGAGCGTCAAAGTCAATTTCTTGTACAAGGAACTCTGGGTTAATTTGATTGTCACCATCAACTGTAATAAATCTGTCAGTTTCACTTAATTTTGCACATGCTTTGTGTGCAGCGTCACTACCTTTTACTCCATGTACACGTTTAGCCCAAGGAATCTTACTACACAAGTCCGCATAGTTCTTTTCAGCGTTAGGCTCGTCATAAGACAAATAGATTATATCATAATCAATAACTTTAAATTTATTACTCATTAATTACCTCATGCTTATATGTTTCAAAATACTTTGCAGTATAAACGCTTACAACATTATTTTTAAATTCAAACTTTGATTCAAATGGAAAATTAAATTCATCTGTTTTAATTAAATCATTTACTGAAAGACGTAATGACCTTAATAGAATATTAGGATCGTACTTTTCTGTAATACTAAAGAATATATTACTATTAATATTTACTGCTTCTGAATTCAAAAATTCACGCAAAGACTTACTTACTTTAATTGTCCAACTTTGTTTAATATTATCTTGGAAAATAATTAAATCACAATCACCGTCAACAAACATAGGTACTTCATAAAGTGTATTGTATACGTGATCATTTTCAGTTTCTAAGTCGCCTCTTTCTCTAAGTGTGTATTCTTTAAGGCCAATGTCAAAAACAACTTTGTATTCATTCATTGTCTTTGTGCCAGACATGATCTCTGTTATACTATTTGCATCTACTTCAATATAAGAATTATCATCGTTACCTTTTTTGCCTACTCTAATAAGTTCTCCAGTATCTGTGTCAAATTCTACAAAAGTTTTTGTTGGTACTTGTAGCCCTTGAATCATATCTAAGAATGTATTTGTTTCAGACATCTAATAACTCCTCGTATCTCTTTATAACAGCGCCTTCTATAAAGTCTTTTTCTGTGTAATGTAAAATACCTGTTTGTATGTGATTACCTAACTTTAAATTACAATCTTTATCCATATAAACACTGATTCTGTTTTGCCATTTGTTTATTGCTTCGTGCCAATCTTGTATTCTTGGCTTCATATGTGTAAAACTTGGAAACTTTACTCTTGTATTCGTAATTTCAGAGTCACAATCTAAAATCTTAGATACAATAGCTGCACTTACATCAATACTACAACGCTTAGGATAATGTTCTTTAACATATTGCCCGTAGAATAATTCCCAATTATTAACTACAAGTTCTAACCAAGTATAAAACTTATGAGAAAACTCACATTTCTTAAAGTAATGCAATCCTGAGTACAAGTTAGGCAATTCATTTGCAGTAAATGCTTTGCGATAATAATCACTAGTAACTAAATCACCTCTATACGTGTAAACATTACTTACAAAGTACATTTCATAGTTTTCTAAAAACTTTACCCATGAGTCAATATCTTGCAACACTAACATATCTGTATCTAACACCAACGTTCTTGTATAAGGAGATACATGATATATTTTCCAGCGATTTGATATTTTCCAATTTTCTTTTTCTGCACTGTCAGTCCATGGTATTTCAATAATGTTATCAAAAAATCTTTGATACTGTGCAGGTACTTCGTCATTAGTGATAAGACTAACAGGAATACCAGGATTAGTTTTTGCAATACTCATTGCTGTAACACATGCTTGCTGAACATAGTCGTCAACATCATTATTTTGCGCAAGCATTACAATACCAAAATTATCTTCCATTGGATGTCTCCTTGTCAATTTGTCTTACAAGACTAAATTTATTCATTACGTGAATACTTTGTCCTCTAGTTCGAAGTGCTGTGTATTCTCCTATATGTTTTTCTTTTTCAACTAAGAAAAGCATGTTGTCATTATCTAAATCCCACAATATATCTTTATCTAAAGTGTACAATAGTTTTCCAGGCAAAGGTGTTACAAAGCCACCTTGCTGAAATCCATTCATCATGTGTATTGCTATACTAAATGCAAAGTCATTTCTAAACATTTTGCTAGGTATTTGATAAACTCTTCTGTAGTGATCATATTCATCTTGTATATGTGCAACTAAATCAAAAAATCTTTCGTTAATACTTGTTTTTTTGAAGTATACAACAGTAGCCCAATAAAAATCTACACTACTATCACTTACATACTTAAATTCTCTTGGATTTCTAATGTTAGATATGTCTATGCTATCTCGATATATTGAAAAGTCATTTACACTACCAAATACATTTTTAAGTAAAGAGTTAGACACTACATAATCAGTGTCCATAAGTATTGTTTCATTATACGGAGAGAATCTGTATGCATTAAATCTATCTAAATTTTTGAAATGCGCACGTTGGCTACTCATTGCGCCATCGTTGAATGTTCTGCCGTTGTCTTTAATCCAAGGTTCAATTGGAATAACCTGATCAAATACTGCTGTATCAAATTCACGTTCTAAATAATGGATAGAATCTGTTACTAGAGTCGTTGGCACGCCTAAGTATTGCTTTACACGTTTAGCTAAGAAATATGCTTGTTTGATATAATCAATTTGATCATTATTTCTAGCAAATAATAGTACGCCTTTGCTACTCATAGTCTACTAAATTTTCCACTGACCTATTTGACTTTATTTTTTCATATTCTGCAAAATAATTATTTGAAGCAGTAAAGTAAACATCTAAAATGTCGTCATAGAATGATTCTAAACTTAGAATGTTTGTAGGTATATCGTTGTCATCTGTAAGCACTGCTTCTTCAAGACCCTTTTCAACTAATAGACCTACAAATGTAATCAGTTCTTTAGTAACAGAAAATTGACATCCGTTTGTATAGTACAATAAATCTTCAAAATATTTTTCTTTAAGTAATCTTTTTTGGTTATTCATAGTAACCATGAAGTTACTAAAGTCCAATGCTTTTTCTAGACGTTCATCCATAAGGCTCTCCGAGTTATTATAATAGTATATAATACTTTTTGGATTTTGTCAAGAAGAACCTGACTAGATAGTTTGTAAAATTGTACCTGTTACAGGTGAAATATCAACAGTAGTATAATCTACTTCATCTATTGTAAATGTACCAGATGGACGGAATAGTTGAACACTAGAATTTAATGTTCCAGTAACATCTTCGTCAATATCAAAGAATGGTGCTTGTGATGGAGGGCTATCAAGATCTTGGAAACGTACTCTAAATCTTATTTCAGTGTTGCTTATTTCTCTTACATAGATATCCCAGTCATTATCTACATAATCACTACCTGAATAATTAGCAAGTAAAGTGTACCCTGCACTAAGACCTATATAATTGCCTTTATTAGCTTGTATTGTTGCAGAACCTGATGTTGTTGTTGCTGATCTGCCAAAAGTAACTATCCCAGCTGTGGATAATAACGAGCGCCAGTCATTTGTCTTTAGTCCTGAACCACCAGTTATACTAGAAAATATTCTAATCTCGCCGCCAGCATTAAAAAATCCTTGACGTTCGTTTGCGTTTTGCCAGTTTACACTAAACTCGTGTGTAAGTGTGCCGTTCCAATTTGTAAATCTTTGTCTTGATATTGTAGAACCTGTACCGTCACGTAGATCATCTAAATCGTACTGACCAGCTCCTTGAGCAAATAAGTTTGCTTCAATCTGTGTCATTAAAGATTCTAATTGTCCAAGTATAGTATCGTCAACTATGTCAACTTGTGCTGTCGGTGTAAAGTCTGCAAGAGGATTAGTACCTGTTTGATGTACTCTAGCTGCCATAATATCAAGGTAAAGATTAAACCACTGTGTTGCTGTTATTCTATCACCACGTACTTCACGCAATCTATGAGTACCTACTGTTCCGCTTACAGCAACAGCAATTTTAGAGCTGTTATTAATTGCAGCAGTAGTGTGTAATGTAAATGTATTTGCACCTGTTCGATTTACATAATAGTAGTCTTCGTTATTAAGGCCGTAAATATCTTGATTTCCGCGGTTATCGTATAATACTAAATCCCCGTCTATTAATCCGTGATTATTTATTGTTATAACACTAGAATTACTTATAGAACTTGCTACAGCCCAGTTTACATTTCTATAATTGATAGCAGTTACGTTTCCGCTTCTAATAGGCTGTGCATACCCTGTTGTACTAGATGGCAGTGTTGGATTGCCATAAACCGAGGCAATTCTATTTTGCAAATTATTGAATCGTGTTGCTAGTACTGATGTAGGCATGCGAGCTCCGTAACTGTATCACATAACTATTTATGCGTAGTTAAAGTATGATAGAATTAAACAGATTTGGTGCTTCTACTTCAACGCTTGGACCTGTTGCTCGGTATACTTGTATAATGCTTTTTAATATTCCGTCAACACTTTCATCAACACCGCCAGCAATACCTCCTGGAGGTACTGGTAATATAGGACTATCACCAGTGTCTTCGTCTCTATATGATATTAAAAACTTAATTACACTGTTATTTTGCTTTTTAGCAGCAATAGTATATCTGTTTTCAGCATATGCTGCATTTACGTCACTACCTACTTTTTGGTAAATTAATTGATATGTTGTAGTTAAATCATAGAATCCAACACCATATGCTTGTCCAGATCCTGAAGATGCTGTAGTATTATATTTAAACTGTACTGTGCCTGCATTGTTAAGAATTACACGCCAATCATCTGTCTTTAATTCTGAGCCACCTGATAATGTACTGTAGAAACGTAATTGTCCGCCACTATTAAAGAAGTGCCTTGCTCCATCTGCATTTTCAAATGTTACTTCGACTTCGTGTTGTAAATTGCCACTCCAACCTGTTTCTCTTGTGCTAGTTACACCTGCTGTTAAACTTGCTTGTGAGTCATTGATCTGAAATCTGTCAGCTTCAATGTTTAGCATTAAACTTTCAAAAGCACTTACTGCTTTAGCTACATAAGGCGAAGTATCATCGTCAATAATTAAATCTGCAACATTTATTGATTGTATTTGAGTAGGAACTATACCTGTCTGATGGGTTCTTGCTCTACTCATATCTAAGTACAACCCTTGCATGTCGGCTGCTGTAACTGTTGCACTTGCAAGTGCTTGATCACTTGCTAGTGTTTGGCCGTAACCGTCGGAACCACTACCATTACCTTGTATTGTTGCAATACGAGATTGTAAGTTGTTGAACCTTGCTGCTGTAATTAGATCACCGACTGCCATAACTTTTCCTTATACCTTAAGTACGCATTCTACTAGCTTTTCACCTTCGTCACTATTGCTTTCTAATGCAATACCAACTAATGCTGTTGCTGCAATAGTTGAACAAACACCATCTTCCCAAGCATACACAGGTTGTCCTTTTGAAACTGGTCCAGATACTCTTACTGGAACACGCCCTTTAAGACCAATTGCTTGACCGTCTGCTTCACTGTTCATTAAGTATGCTGGTTTTTCTGAAATAACACCTATACACATATTACTTGCACTTGCTGCTTTTGTTTCAGCTTCTCCGCCTACTGCCATTGCTGTACCTACTGGATATTCTTCGTCAGTTGTATACTTTTCTGCAAGGTCAGCATATTGTGCTTCAGTTGCTCTACCTTCAAATGTTACTGCTCTAAGTTTGTTGTCTGATGTTCTTATAGCTATTGTACCGTTTGGCGCTGCTGCTGGACTTTGTGCTGAACTTGCAGAAATATAATTTCCACCTTCGCCTCTAAGTGTATCAGCTTTTGTTGCTACTCCTACAAAACTTGTTGCATAAACATTTGCCCATCGTAGTGATTCACTACCAAGGTTCTTTGTATTATCTACAGCTGGAACCATTCCATCTGATACTATTGAAAGAACATGCTGTGTTGTACTTGTACCATCATTTACTTTGAAAGCAATTTTACTATTTGCACCAACAGTATGTTCTATAATACCTGCGCCTTGTAACGAACCTGCCGCTGTTTCAACACGAATTTTTAGATCTAAACTGTCGCCTAATGCAATTCCGTTGTCTTTTTGGAAATTAACTACTTCAGTAAATACTGTAGCCGAGCCTGGTGCTGCAATAACATATTGACTTGCGTCAACACCGCCTAATTTCAATGCGTTTGTAGATGTTCCCCAAAATCTGTGATCACCTGTTGTTATGCCAGTGTCAGGGGTATTGACAAGCGTGATGCCTTTTTTGATTTTGGCAAATCCTGAAATTGGATTTGAATCTGAAAGTTGAAATGCTGTAGCACTATGTATTGTAATTACTTCGTCGGAAATAATACCTTCAATAATTGTATGTGGCCCGCCAACAGTATCAAGAACTTGACGACTACGCATTTGGGTAACACCTTCGCCTGCATTCTGTGGTCCAATTAATATAAAGTTTGTGCCATCAAACACATATAGTTGTTTGTTTGATACGTCCCACCAAAAGTCACCTTGTGTTAGTCCTGTTGGTTGTGCTGCTTCAACTTCTGAGCCACCTGTTGTACGCCATTTATTTCCATCGTAAAACTTTAATTTGTTAATAGTACTATCGTACCAAAGCTGCCCACTAATTGCACGTGGTGGAGGATTAGCTCCACTAAAGTTTTCTAACAAAAACAACATGTTTTCGTTTTGAATTTCACCATATCCTGCATAGTTTTTGCCGATGAATTTTAGATCAGTTGTTGTATCAACTGTACCATCTTCAACTATTGTTAGGATAGTGTTATTATATCTATCTATTTGATAAGCCATTTGTTACCCCTAATGCTTTAATATTATTTATCGTAATTTTTATATTCCTGGATCAAGGTTTACAACTGTGAGTGGATCCCAAGTGTTTACCCCGCCAGCTTCAACACAAGTGTAGCGTTTTAACCCTCGGCTAATTGTAATACTAACTGTACCACTAGCAGGGAAAAATGCAACGTCTTGCATTACTGATTCGTTTTGTGTTCCGTTGCTGTCAACAGCAACAAATGATATGTTTTTAACTGCATCAACATCAATGTTTTCAGCAGTAGATGCTGCCGCTGTAGTTGTTGAAATAAATGCAAATGATCCAGCAATCTTTTTAGCTGATGGAAACATTGCTTCTAAATGATTGCATATATCACTATCATCTAATCCAGTAATATCTAAACTAAACACAATTGGCTGTGTTTCTATTTCATAGTCTACATAACCTTTAGTTGCAACTGTGTCATCTTTATCTTCTATCGATTCGTCATTTTGTGCAATTGCTCTGTTTTTAGATATCGGAGTTGCTACTCCTGTAATCTTTGCCTTTGATGCTTGATTTATTCTACCTGGATCTGTTGCTGGATTAGGATTTGGTATATCAACACCCATTGAAGTTGGATATTTAAATGATTCCGGACTACTAAAGAAATTGTAGTTAGGTTCATTTGTACCAGGTCCTGTAACAACAAATCCTGGATTGCTTAATAACATAGTACCGTAACTATCAACTCTTAGACTTTGTCCGTTTGATGTAATTGTATTACCATTTAAATTTAAATTATCAACATTTAGGAATTGTAGTGTACCAATTCTAATTAGTCCTTCAGCAAATCTAATATCATTTTCTAATCTGTCTGCACTAAGTTTGTCTGCACCGTTAATTTTATATGACTTGCCAGTAACTAAATCAAAGTGTTCTGTGCTTGTCCATGCATCAGTTGCTGACTTCCACGTAAGTGATTTATTTGATGTTTCAGCAAGTAATATTAGGCCGCCATCGTCCATCTGTGCATCTGGAAGCGGCGCACTATCTTCGCCTCTACCTAGTTCAATATTTTTGTCTTCTACACGCAATGTACTCACATCAACAATAGTTGAATCGCCTCTTACTGTAAGACTACCTTCAATAATAACATCTTTAGGAGTATTTGCATATATTGCATCACTTCCGCCAATATGTAACATTGCTTCTGGGTTACTATTAAATATACCAACTCTGTTATTTCTAGAGTCAATATATATTGAATCAACTGTTAAGTCTAACGAACTACTTTTTGTTCTTAATGTTAAATCACTATCTGTAACTTGGTTTTCAATAAAGTAGTTTCCGCCTAATATTTTGTGCGCTACGTTCGGAGCAGTACCTAAGATTAAACCACCTTGATTGTTAATTGTAATTGTACCTTGAGCAACAGCATCAACTTCTGAAGGAAGGAACTGTTCAACTGTACGTACATCACCATCAGCTGTAAGCAAAGCGTTTGACGAAGTAGCTGTTCCGTGGAATTTAAAGTTTGTTTGGTCAACAACATTAAAGCCTTCTTTGATAATACCATTTGGATTATCTACTGTTACTAACTGAGCAATACGTTGTGAATACTGTGGAGTAAATTCAAGATTACTAAACACTCCAACTAATTCACTTGCAACAAATAATTTTGCTACAGGACGTGAGCGAGACTGTTCATCAATAATTGTATCAATTCTAAATCCACTTTCACCTTGTAGTGAACTATATTGCGGACCAGCAAGTGTTAAGTCTGTACCGTCATAGAAATATAATTGGTTATTTAGGTTATCAATCCATAAGTCTCCGGCAACCATTGTAGGTGCTGTAGCTTGTACAAACGGGCCGCCTGATGCTTTCCAAACTGTACCGTCATAAACTTTTAATCTTTGTTCAGCTGTATCCCACCAAAGTTGCCCGTCCAATGGATTCGAAGGCGCCGCTGTGTTAGCAAAATTTTCTAACATCTTAATAAAGTTTTCGTTAATAAATTCACCAAAACCTTCGTAGTTTCTTCCGACCAGTATTAAATTTGTGGACTGATTATCAATCTGTCCGTCAATTAAGTCTACTAGTAATGTGCCGTCGGTTTTATTTAATTTATAACTCATCTTTATTATCCAGTGTATATAATGTAATTGATTGCCAAATATGGATTCATTGTATCAATTGGTGTACCTAATGTACCTGTTGTTTTAACGCCGCCACTTGACGGTAATGCTTGTCCTGCTAGTGTACCTGTAGGAGCATCATATTGAATAGCCTGGTCATCATCTGGTACACCTGCATTATCACGTACCGCATAATACTGCGCATTGTCTGCGCCGCGCATATCATGTTCGTGTTCTGGTAAGTTGTCAATACCTACTGTAATAGTTTCACTACCTGCTGAGTTACCAATTGCTTGCGCACCTGTACCAGTAACTCTACCTGCTGACGGAACGTCTCCCATATTATCAAGTCCTAGTGGGAATCTACCTCTAAAGTCTGGCAATGCAAAAAGATTAACACCGCTATCTGATAATTGATCAGGATCTTTAAAGTTAAATCCTATTGACAGGAATAATTCACTAAATTCTGATTTTCTAATTTCTTGACCATTACAAAATAACCATCCTGTCGGAAGTGCTGATCCACCAAACGGTACAATTGTACCTGCTGGAATAAGTGGAATAGTTTTTAAGAAATTTTGCTTACTAATTCTATATAAGCCTTGTGCATCGCCGGATGTTTTGTTAATAAGAATTTCATCGCCGGGGTTTCCGTTTGCTAAACTTTCTTTATTACTAATAAACGAATTACTAATTGAAGTTACAAACGTTTTTGTGCCTTCGCCAGTTTTGCCATCAAATGCAAAACTTGTAGCACTTACATCTCCAGACATTGCAAATTGTGTAGCACTCGAAAGTCTATCTGCTGATCCTGCTTTACCTGATACTGTACCTGAAACATTACCTTGTAAATTACCAAAGAAATTGTTTGAATATATTTGATCATATCTATTTAGGTTATTACCTACATTGCGTGTTCCGTTACCGTCAGGTATAATGTTTCCTGTAGACAAAATTCCGCCAATATCAAGGTTTGCGCCTACATATGCATTTAACGCAACTCCCAATCCGCCTTTTGTAATAATACTACCTGTACCAATACTTGAAGAATTAGTTGTACTTTCAACTTTTAACTTACCTGTATTTTCTGCATCGCCAGGAGTACTTGCAATTTGTATGTTTCCTCTAACATCTAATGCTTCGTCCGGCGCAGTATTATTAATGCCTACAAAACCGTCGCTGTCAATACGCACTACAGTATTTGTTTCTGCGCCAGAACGCACTCTAATATCAATGTTTGATCCTGAAGTATTGTGCTGAATAATGCCAGCTTCGCCTTCAACTTGTAAACTTAACTGTCCGCCTTCACCAATTTGTATACCTTGGTTACTTTTAATTCTCATCTGGCTATCTGTTGTACTCGGAGCATCACCTCTTAAGAAGTTGTTTGCACTAACTGTTTCAATACCGTTTGCTACTAAAGGACTGTTTGTTACTTTAAGAGCTGCTGCTTTTGACGACAGTCCTATAAATTGATAGTCATCTGTTTGATTTGGGTTTGCTAAGTTAATACCCTTTGATACACTATCAAAACCAAATATCTGTGTTTTTAAACTAAATGCAGAGTCGCTTATAATAGCAACTGTTGTATCTCTAATATCAATTTTTAAGACTGTGTAGTCTATATTATCCTGACCTACTAGTGTTACAGGTGTTGCTCCTGTTACAAGACCATCAGAGTAACTTGGACCAACTAATATCCAGTTAGAACCTGTATACAAGTATAGTTGTTGGTTATCAATATCAACCCAAAGGTCACCTGCATTTGAATTACTAGCAGCAGGTTCAGCTGCACTTTTCTTTAAGCCAGAAGCTGAAATCCATAATGTTCCGTCATAAATTTTTAGCTGATCAACACCTTCTGTTGTGTCATACCAAAGCTGTCCTTCTACTGGTCTATCAGGTGCTGTGTTATTTGCAAAATTTTCTAGTAATCTTAACAAATCTTCAGCAATTGCTGCGCCGTAGTTTGTTGTAAATCTTCCTGGCAGTTGTAAAGAAGTATCTTGGTTGATCGTGTTGTCTTCAACCGATATAACACCTTTGTTTGCTTCGTCTGTGTATCTTACTGTATATGCCATTTAATGCTCCTTATACACCTGACAAGCTCTGAATTCTAACTGTATAATCAATTTGAATTAATCTGTTTAAAGATTTTTGTACTGGGTGGAAAATAACGTGTGTCAAAAGTCTACCCGAGCCACTAGTGTCATAACTACGTAATCCTAGTTCGTCAAATATATAATTGTTAGTTAAGTCATTAGCTGTATCAAATGCATCTTGTCCATTAGGCTCACCATAATCAAGTAAACAACTTACAATTACATCTGTATAATTTGTTCCGCTAACATGTCTTGTTTCTAATTTATTTCTAGCAGGGTCTGTATTGTTAACTGACCTATCGTCTACTACCTTTGTGTATGTTTGGTTATATAGACTTGCATTTGTGCCTGTACTATTTGGAGTCAAGTAAGTAATAATGCCTGTAGGATCTACACTAGTACCACCGTTACCAAAACTCATTTCATACACAAAACCTTCACCTGCATTAGTAATACTTTCAGCAAGTGCTATACTCATATTTTCGTAATGAATAGCATTACGCTTGTCCACAATAACTTTGCCTGATTCTGGATCAGATATTTTAATGTGTCCCTGTAATAGTACACCGTTTTGTTCGTTTATATTATCAGTCATTTTTTTTGTTTCCTACAATGTATTTATTCAATAAAGTTTATGCTGCCACTACGCAAGAAATTAGCAATATTATTATCACTATTAGCTAGTGATGTGTCTGGATCATTCCAAACTTTGCCTTGTTTTCTTATTATATGTACCTGTACGTTAGCAGGTGGAATATAATTTCCGTAAATTCCTGTGTCAGGATCGGCTATATTTAATGTTAGTATGTTTCCAACTACGCTAAATTCTGGCGGTAATATAATGTCGCCTTCGTTACTATCTAATGCAGTAGTTGGATTGAAAGATAATTGAGATGTTTTTCTCAATCTACGTCCTTGATAAAATACTTCAAAAAATTCTACTGCACTAACTTCTAAGTCATGTGCTGCATTATACACTTGTACGCTGTTGTCTGGATCAAAGTCTAAATCAATAACTTTAGTTGACCCGTCAGTTGTATGTATTCTTGTAATAGTTTCATCTTTGTATGGTATTGACTTGTTTGGACCTTGGTCATATACTGAAGTACCACTTGTAATTGATTCATTTACACTTGTACCTAATGTTCCTCTGCGCAATTGACGTAAGGTGTTATCTTCTTTAACAAGATATTCTATACGTTCTTTATTAATCCAAATTATGCCAGGTATATTTTTGCCTTTGTTTGGTTCAGGTAATGCGCTACCGTCAGCTACTTCAATCCTTAAATCATAATAATTTAAGTTTTGTGTAAGTGTTGTAGTTGCTTGATCAATACGCTTAAAGTGTGTTCTGTTTAGCATGTCTTTAAACTGCCTATATGCAAATCGTTCTGTAGCAATCGGAGCAGAGAAACTTAATACATCAATAACATCATCTGGGTTTAATTTTTGCTCTATTCTAACTTTTGTTCTGTCATCTGTAACATGATAATCTAAACTAGGTATTAGCAATTCTCCGTTTACACTTATCCAAACATATTGTGCATCTATTACAGGTTTGCGTAATAGAATTTCACCTGTTGATAGTCTATGATATGTAGAATACTCTTTAGATCCTGCTGTAAGTAAACTTCTAGCAGCAACTTCATAATTTATACGCTCAGAATTTAGTATATCATGATTAGTAAATGTAATTAATTCTATACCAACATCATATCCTGGTGTATCTGCAAATGTAATAACATTGTTTGTTATTGTGTACTCACCGTCACCTACAATATAAACTTCTAGTATATCACCTGGTTTTCCAACTCCCGGTTGTAATTCAATAATACTGTTACTACTATCAAATACCCATTGATTAGGGAAAGTAATTGCTTTGCCGTTGATAAATGGTTTAACATTGTTTTCAACGTTCGAAATACTACCGCTCGGTTTTTGGAATAATTCTAATTGATATTGACGTTGTCTATCTTGTGGAATTGTAAATTCTGCATTATAACCCGGATTCAATACTTTATTGCCTACTTTTACAAGCATCTTGTATTCTAATGGTGTTTGATATAATGGTGTAGAAGGTAATGTAAACGATACTGTGCTGCCATCACCTATTAGACTTGATCTTGCCATTTGACTTACATTAATAATAGTGTCATCTGCAAATATTACATAATCAATTAATGCACCTGTATCAGGTTCAGATTCAAAACGTATTACAGTGTTACCGCCAAAGTTTGGAAAACTGTCATCGGCTTCTATTAGAATTATATCTTGCTTTATGCCATTTATTGTAACATATGCTGACATACTTTCTTGATACTTAACAGCAGTTAAATAATCAGCAGTGTCGCCTGTTGCAACAAAACGTCCTGTATCGAGTACATTTTGTTGTCCAGTTCCTACTGCAACAACACTTAATACTTGATTAACTGCTAAGTTTGCACTATCAAGTACTAATTTATTATTTGTCCAATCAATAGTATATTCACTTGGGCTTAACAATGTATTATCAAGTTTTACAAGAATAGAATCAACACTTGCTGGAATAATCTTAAGATCAAACTCAGTATCGTTAGCACCCAACACAAATGTTTGTGCATATATCATGCCTTGACCGCCAGTTTCTCTTTCGTATACTTGTATGTCTAAACTATCAATTAACTGTCCTGGAACTAACTCTTCTGTACCTTTTGATGTTGTTGGGGTAACAAATCCATCACCGTCTATAATAATTTCTTCTGCTGCAATACCTTTTGCAGTTGAATATGCTAAGTCGCCGCCGCTTAATGCAGTGTCAAAGCTAAGATCATCTGGTTCAAAACTTCCGTCACTAGTTTCTTTTCTTATAATGATACTATCACCATCTTTTACAGTAATGCCTAGTTCATCTAACTCAATTATATCAGTAGTACCATCGCCGATAAGTGTTTCTATCCATGGTCCGTCGTATGTTGTATCTGAACTATCAGGACTAGCACCATCTATTCTTGTATATTCTGTTTCGCCAAGAAGTCTTACATAAACATTGTAGTTAGTTGCTGCTTCTAATGGCTGTCCTAGCTTTATACTAATAGTAGATCCATCAAATATAAACACTTCATCTTCAAATGTATTAATATATGAGTCCCAAGTTGTTGAGTACCAAGAATCACTATCCCATCCACTTGGACCAGTAAATTCAAAACTACGTATCTGAACACCACCATAATCAATGCCGTCCATTAATTGGTTAAGTTCTTTACCTAACATTCCTGAAGTAGGATTATAGAAAAAGTTTACTCTATCTTGTGCATGTAACATGTCAACACTTTTTTCGTATTCGACAGTTATTACTGCTAAGTTACTAGGTGGTGTAGTGAAGTCAATTACGCCTTGTAATCTTGTATACGACTTATCATTATTTTCTTTATTGTAATATGTATATTCACTTCTTAATGCTTCTTCACCATCTACGCTAATTTTAACTTTTGTAGAATCATTTGCAATTGGCCATTCTAAGTTATATAATGTCTTGAATCCTGTTCCAGTAAATGTTTCTGTAGTATCAAGATCCATTATATACATACTGCCTGACGTTCTGTCAAACTTAACTTTCATTAATGCAGTTCTAATTAAACTATTACCAATTATTACACTTGCACTAGCTTCAATACCGCCTGATGCTTGCGAACCTTGTATTGTAATAGTTGGAGCAGATATATAGCCACTTCCTGGATTAGTAACTTCAATTTTAGTAATTGCACCACGTCCGAGGTATGCTTGTGCTGTTGCACCAGAACCGCCTCCACCTTCAATTATTATTTTAGGTGTAAATGTATACTTACTTCCTGGATTAGCAATTTCAATTGATGTAATTTCATATCCAACATTATCAGTAAAGTCCTTACGAGGAAATTCGTTAATTTTAGTATCATTAGAAACTACAACATCATCAACTACCTTTATAATTGGAACTGTTATCTTTTTAGAAACAGTATCATAATATGCAGGAACATCAAAGTCACTAATTTTACTATTTGACTCGTCAATTGCTTCATAGTTACTTACAAATTCTCGTATAGATGTTTTAAATGGTTTTGCTTCTTCAATATATGCTTCATAACTAGGTAATGTATCGTTATTAAATGTAATATCCTGCTGTAGAACTCCTAAGTTATGTTTTACTTTTACAAAACTTGTCTTAAATGCCCAGTCAACATATAGTTGCTCAGAAAATACATAACGTAAACTTGCAAACCATAAGTTGTTGTATTCAACTTCTAATTCATCAACAAATATATTATCTCTAATAGTGTTTAGAATAATTCTTAATTCTTGTACAGGCTGATTATCATAGAAATAACTGTCAAAACTTCTTACATCATAACCTAAACTATTGTTTAATAAATCATAAAGTGAATTATCAAAGATAATAGTACCGCTTTGTCTACCAATTGTTTCATAATTTATTGTAAAGTCTTCTGTATCTTCGTTTGCAACTTTTCTAAGTAACAGCCAACCGCCTGTTCCTACAGAACTAATCTTAACAATATCGCCAATTCTGTTTTCCAAGCCGTAAAGTTCATATGTTCCTTGTAGACTATAATCAATATCAGTAAATTCATTATACCCGTTAGCATACCAATCTGCGTATGACCAAAATAAAGACGTATCAAATTCTTGTACACGTTTTCTAAACCATTCTTTAGAAGAATTATCCCAATCATATATTGCCCACTTGCCATATACAGTTGAATCTGTAATTACAAGTACCGATAATTTTCTAACAAGTAATCGTGTTGCATTAGTGTAATTTTCACCTTGATTGATAACTTCTACACTAGTAACTTGACCTAAATTATTAATAAACGTTTGTATTTCTGCACCAGTACCTTGTCCTACTATCTCTACAGTAGGACCTTTTCTAATAGTATCAGTCTCAGGATTAAAGTTAATATCTTTATATCCTCTTCCTGGCTCTGTAATTTCAACTGATCTAATTGCACCGTTTGAAATAACTGGTGTAAGCTGTGCTTGTACAATTTTACTTGTACCTATAAACCGCAATTCTTCAACTGTGTCAATTTCAAAGTCATATAAATTTGTAAATTTGCTTGGTATTGACTGTGAAGATGTTAATGGTGATAAATCAAAATCATCAACAATTAGTTTTTCTGCTAATACTAAGTTTACTCTTTCAATAACTTGCTTTAGTGCTTCAGTTTTGTTTACAAACATACCTTGACGGGGACTAAATCTGTTACCATACTTTAATTTAACTGGTAAATTAGGATCTGGTACTTGACGCATTTGAGCATCATAACCAACTAAGCTATCAAACCACTTTTGTTCAATTTCTGGATTTAGTTTGCTTGTTTCTAAACCGTCACTCATAATTTGATACTGTGTATGAACGTTTTGCTCTCTATCATTATTAGCAAGCCATCTAACATTTAGTACAATATCTTTATCATTTAATAAACTGTCACAGTTATGAACAATAAATCTGTCTTGTGCCAATAGTGCTACATGCTTATAACCATTTCCTGCAGGATTTTGTATTAAATTTCCTATATCTAGAACTGATAGCTTTCTATTCGTTGAATTTTTTGGGACATCTTTTTTACGTGTTACCCAAAAGTAGAACTTACTACCAAAAGTCTGTGTTGCTGAATCATAATTAACAACTTGTGTATACTGTGCATCCGAATAAACTGTTTGCCCTGTTATGCCTGCTTGATATCCGATCTCAGTTTCACTTAATTCGTCCCACTTAGCTGGTGAATAATCACTTTCTACCCATTCATGTACTGAAACCAAGTAGTCTGGCATCAATTTATTGAAGTTGTTTTTTTGGAATGTTATATCGCCTTGGTAAGCATTTACAAATTTACTTAAACTAATATCATACCATACACTACCAACATAGTTTGCGCCCCATGGATCGCCTTCATCAAACATTCCTTCAAGTGGAGTAACATTATAACGTGCTGGATCGTAAGGTACTTTGTAATCAATTTCTTGTTCAGCAGGACCAGGCAGTTTGCCCTGTATAATGTCAACATAATCTAAATCTAGTACCTTTTGATTAGTACGTTTGTTGTATAGGAACATTCCTTCTATCAATTTGATATCAACTGCATCTACTGGACTACGTAATATGTTCCAAGCCGACTTGTCAAATGGTTTTCTATAGTCAATTATTTCGCCTTGGTAAGTATCTTTCTCTATTCTTGGCATACCAACATATGTATGGTTGTCATTTATAACAAGTACTTCACCAAATGCTTGTGTCTCGCCTGTGTAGTTAAATCTTTCTGCAAATACAAAACTATCATTTAAGTTTTCAAATACATATACAACTCCACTATTAACCAACACGTTATTAAACGTTGTAAATCCTGAATCATATGTAGTTGTTGGTTCAGTATTACCTACTATCGTTCCATCAAATGTAGTCGGCGATGTAATGTCACCATTTTTGCTTGTAATTACAATTTCATTTTTAGAAAAGTCAATGTTAAATCCAAATAATTCTGACTGTTCGTTATTTGGACTTATCAGTGTTTGAGAAAGTTCAAACACACCTGCTGCATTTTCTTTGTATACTAGTACTCGACCTTGATCAATATTAATACTATCATTATACGGTTCGCTTACTGCAAAGAATTTGCCGTCATCACTAACTGCAATATCATGATATATACCGTCTTTGGTTAATGTATCTTCAAGCAATTGCTTAAACATATATTTTGAGCCGTCTAATTTATAAATGCCAATTGTAGCAATAGTATCATCAACTGTAAAGTTAGTAATATAGATTCCTTCAGCATACTCGTCAAGTGCTAAGTATTCCCAAGTACTATCAGCTGTGTCGGCTGCTAGAGTTGCATCACGCACAGTTTCATCATTAAACAATGTTGAACTAATTCTAAATGTTGTGTCGCTTAGAATACTATGAACATAATATGTTTGGTTTTCGGCTAGTGGTGACTGAGCAGCAGCATTAGATGAATCAAGTTCATTTGGTATTCTAACTCTAACCGGCATACCAATATAAAGCCATGCTGTTGAATCAATTGTAATAGTATCAGCATCAGTATCAATTGACTCTACTTTAGCTTCAACTGAATGTTCATTTAGTACTACTAATAGTTTTCCGTCTTTGCTTAGATCAAAACTCTTTGCAAATTGTGTTAATGGCCATTTAGATTCAAATAACATTTGTGATTCGTATAGTGTGTTATTAGTTTCTGTTGGTAAGTAACCTAAATAATCTTCGCCACTTGTAACTATTTCCCAATCGTTAGTGCTAAATGGCTGTGTGCCATCTACTTTAGTTTTTGCTTTATAAAGTTTTAGTGTACTATCGTCATCTGGATCAGCATATTTTACAAGTTCTCCTGGTGCATAATCTAGTACAGGATCGTTTTGGAACAATCCTCTATAATCATCGTCCTTGCCGTATCTCCAACTTATTCTATTCCAGTAAGTAGTATTTCCTATGTCAATTACAGGTTCAAGTTGAGGTACATCTCTTTTTGCTTCATAAAACTCTCCCTGATACTCAACTATTACACCTTGTTCAAATGTATTAAGAGGTCCCCATTCGCCAAAATAGTTATCGGCTTTGTCAATAGGTACTCCGTGCTTAATAATTTCAAGTTGTCCGGTTCCTAATGTACTAGAAACAAGCAATGTATAATCTAAGCCTGATTGTACTAGTTTAAGTTTTGTACCGTACCCTCTATTATCACTAGCTCTTTCACTAACAAAACTATCTACGTATCTAAATCCTGAAGTGCCATTAAATTTAAAGATACTTATTGTACCTTCATTGACATTCTGTACTTGACCAAATTCGTCAACTGGTATACTATAAACTTGTGTATAATCTCTATTAAATGCATCTGGGTAGTTTGCAGGAACTTGTGCTCCTTGTTGAGCTACTGCATCATAGAACCAATATTCTTCGTCTACAATTTTGCTGTACTGCCAACTTGGATCTTCAGCAGCTGGTGGCAATGATACTAATGGTAAATTACCTTCAGCATTTTCAAAGACCATTAATCCGCCAATTTGATCAGTACCCATAGCAACATCTTGAAGCACACTATCAATTTTGCCCATTACTCTTCCAGGCTGTCCTGGGAATAACGTAGCATCAGGTTCTCTGCGAATTTCATATCTACCAATATTGTTTAACTGTGACCAGTCGCCTGATATATTTTTAAGATAAACTCTTACTTTGTTAAAGTCTCTTTGATATAATACAACTTCAGCTCGGCTTGTGGTTCTAGTACTTAAACTTAGGCCGCCAAAGCCGTCAAACGGTGTTTGTACATCTGTAATAATTGAGCCAACTAACGGTTCATATGGTAAATCGTTTTGGAATTCTGTAAATTCAAAATCAATAAATCCATCCCAAATATCTGTTATTGTATGTTTTTTATTTAATTGTTCAAAAGTAAAGCCTGCAGAAGCAACGTCAATAATATAGTTGTCAAGATCATATAATTGTAATCTAACTTTAACATTGTTTCCTGTATTAGGATCTACTAATACATTTCCATTTATATCAGTAATTTTATTTTGATACTGTTTACTCATTCTTACTACAAATTTATCTGTAGCAAATGTAGCAGGAGTAGCTAAGTTTCCATTATCACCTAAATATGTAAGGTTAATAATTTGTCCAGCTTGCTGCTGTTGACCTGTATAACTTCCTATACTACTAATTAAATTTTGTAAGTTAAAGTATTCAAAAATATTTCTATTATCACTTTGTCGCTTAACATCATTATATATTAAACCTGTACCAGTTTCAATCCATGTAGAACCATTTTCATAAACTTTACTTACTGTTTTTTCAGCATCCGAATAAACATTAACTAACCAAAAACCAGATAGTCCATCAATTACATTATCTGCAAGTATATTATATGTTCCCATTATGTCGGCATCATTTACATATAAATCACCAAATGCATCAAACACACCGTTGACATTAATTAGGTACATTACAACACTATCATCTTGTGTTTCAATGTAATAAACTTCGCCGCTGCCTGTTGGAGTAGTAACTGAATTTCCTATCTGTGGTAATATCGTAAACGTATCAACGTATATTACTAAGTCAACTTTTTGTACAATAGTATGAGTATCAGTAATATCTTCGTATGTAAGTGTTCCGCTATCACCGTCCCAAGGTAATGTTAAATCTAAAGTAGGATTACTTCTAGAAAATCTGTTCCAAGTAAGACCTACACTGTCGCCCGGCTCTGTTGCAAGATATGCTGTCTTCGGAGCTCTAATTAAGAAGTGATCAGTTGGTTTATCAGTAAGACCAGGATTACCAGTAAGTAGTAAACTGATTAAACTACTATCAGCATCATCTTGACCTGCAATATCTGTATAACTGTTAAATGTATTAAATTCAACACTAGGTTGTTGAGGTATAATAGTTCTATTGGCTTTGTATAATCCTTCTCTAAACGAAATTACATCATTTTTACTATATTCTTGTGTTGGTACAAAATCACCTTGAAATCTTGTTCTTATTTCTGCTGCGTCTGGAGTACCTACTGCTAAGAAATTGCCGTCTGGTGAAATTGCTATATCACTACCAAAGTTAATATCACGCTGTGTTACAACAAAACTATCAAAAATACCATTATTACCTAATAATGTTTCGATTGTTCCGTTGACTGAAATCAAGTCAGCACCTTCTACATTTAGCTGTCCTCGGACATTTTCTAAATAAACTGTGTTACCAGATGTTGTTTGTGATATAGTAGCTGTGCAATTTCCTTGTTTAAATTTGTGTCCTGCAACTACATTTACTGACTGTGATAATGTAAGCACTGCATCGTTGACTCTAATATTATCTGGTGGTAAAATAGTCTGTGTTAATACTAAGTTATTAGTTTCTACTGATCTTCTATAGTAATGAACTTTGCCATCATTATCATCAGATGCAGATACCATTAAGTTTCTATTGTCGTCACTAACTGAAAGAGCTACACCGTATTTTTGAAAGTTATCTGTAGGAGTTGCAGGATTAAAAATAACCTGTTGTTCTACATAATTCTCAGTATTTTGAATTACACTCCAACTCTTATCTAATTTGTCAATCCAAACTTTTTGGTTTTCATCTTTATAACTTTCGATAAGAGTATTCAATTCATTTATATCTTTTACTCGTACGCTTCTAAATCTAGCAACTAGATAGTTTACATTTTCTATTGCTGATACCACAACGCCTTCTGGTACTTGTAGTACCATTGTGTCTACACTTACTTCTGAAACATACAAAAAGTTTAGAAGATTTGATGATGCTGCGCCATATATACCAACTACATCACCTTTCTTTATATCGCCGCCTACAAATTTTGTAGTATTAACTCTAATAAAAGGAGTTATAGATCCAGCAATTTCGTCAGCACCTTCGTCTTCTGGTGTTATGCTATTAACGTTGTAAGGTGTATCAACTAACTGGTACACATTCCAATCTTTATCAAAACTAATATTATCATCAGTTACCCAAACATAATCGCCAACAGTAATTTGCGGAGTTTGAATTTTAAGTAGATCGTCTTTGGTCCTAACTCTAAACTTTATATCTTCAGTTCTAACATAACCAGCTGACTGAATATATTCTTTTACATCATCAATTTTAGGAAATACTTTTGATTGATATTCAGAATCTCTTGAATATACTTCGTATGGCTGTATTTCAATTGCTGTGTCAGATCTTGTAGGATTCTTAATATCTACTAGTTCAATTGGTTGAGGAGTAATTCTAAATTTAGATTCGTCTAAAATAAAGTCTACATCTTTATACTTAGAAGTAGCACCATATTGTCCTAATTGCACAGCCCATTCTTCAAAGAACTCTAAACTATCTTTTTCAGCATAATTTAAAGCGTCAAATAATTTACTAAGTGCATTAACAGTACCCTTATCCTGTATCATACCTTGATAGAATTTGTATTGACTTACGTCATCATTTATAATATTAGCAAGATAATTTCTTGGTTGATAACCTATAAGATGTTGTGCGAGTTTTTGTTGCTCAATATCAAAGTTGTCACTATCGAGATCATAAAAGTCTGCAAATTGATTAATTTTATAATCAAAGTTTACCATTAATTGGGACTCTGGCTTTTCTGCAAGTTTTTGCCAACTAGATGTTTGAAAGAACTGACTTCCTGGAGTGTTTAATAATGCTACATAATAAAACTCTTTATATTTTACAACATCGCCAATTATATAATCTTTATAACTATCCCATACTGTGATATTTGTGTCATCGTAAATAAACCCTGGCACATCCATTCCGCCAGTCCATTCGTCACTTCTGTATCCTATAACTTTAATACGTTCTTGCCTATATCCAGTTGCTGGATGAAAGATTGTATCTCCAAACTGTGTTGTGTTATCTAGCAAGCATACATGCTCTTTTTGTACTAATGGTAGTTGTGCTTGATATATACCTTGATCAGTATTCTTAAGAATCATTCCAAAACTATTTTGTTGTCTAATAGTATGATCAAACTCTTTCTTAATTTGGCGTGCATCAGCATCTAATATACTGTAAGGATAAAAGTTATCAAATATATTATCTATTACTGCGTAGTCTTTCTTAAACTGTAATACATTTGCTGCTGGACTTAAACTAATTGCTGTGCCTGCTGCCCAGTTTTGTGTTGTCCAGAATAAAAATTCTTTACATGTGTATGTCCAGTCATCAATATCATCTGTATTGGCATTAAAGGTGTCAAAAACAAATCCTTGATCTTCTAAGTATTTTCCGTACCCTAGAAGAAAATCTACAACCTCTTGACTTGTTCTAAATTGCGTTCCGTAATTTAATCTTTTTATTTTTTTACTAAATGTTTTTCTAATAATTGCACGTTTGCCGCCTTCAACTGGAACTTCTGGCATTGAAACTAAATTATCAGTTGTAAATACTGTTGTGCTTTCAAATGCTGTTGTTGCTCTATAATAACGGCCTGCATTTTCTATAACAGCACCTTCTGAAAATCTTCTATTCGGTGTCCAAGATTCAAAAGTTTCACTGATGCCGCCGACAGTAATTGTTCTATCTACTGTAGACTCAATATGAGGGTGATATGAAAAGTAAGGAGTATCAAATGCATATCCTCTTATAATAAATCCGCTGGATTGTTTTTCGACTGTTACACCACTGTATATTTGGTTTTCTAAAGGTGAACTTGTATTAAATATTATTTGGTAATTTTCTTCTGGAACAAAAACATTGCCTTGATTATACGGTGTTCGTGAATCCAATACTAACTTAAATTTAGACTTGTCAGTAAATCCACCAATCTTAAATCCAAGTTGATTTGTTAGCGTTGTTAATTCATCTTTATATTCTTGATATATTGAACTTACGTTAGCACTTATATAATTGTATAGATAATTAATCAATCCGCTTGTTATAACTCTTTCAGTACCATTATAAGAGTTAGGAAATTGTATGTCTGCTAATGTAATAAATTTACCTGTAGTAGAATAAACATGTTGTCCTGCAAGGTTTGGGGTAATTCTAGAAAGATCAAAACATCTACCAAACATTTCGTTAGGTTTATTTAGAACTAATCCAGATATAATAGCAAACGGATATTCACTACTACGTCTCCAAGCATTTTCAACTGGTGATACATCACCAAATTTAAACTTGTTTCTTGTATTTCTTGAAACATAATTTTTTGCAAAGTTTGCTTTTAAGGGTGAAGCTATATTACCAGCAGAATCAACTGGAATATGCTTTAATAAATTAGGACGAGCATATCTTACATCACGTCTAGTATTAGCAGGATCTTTAATTAGTCCTTCTGAAATATCTTCCCAAAGAATTAAGTTATCGCCTGTGTACGGAGCCTTGCCATATGTATCTTCCCACCAAGTAGGTTTCACTGTGATACCGAGCATTTCCCAAGGATGTGTATGCGGACGATCAGTGTCGTATGCTTTTCTATATACGCCGCGCCAAAAACCCGGAAGTTCTTCACCATTAGGAGCATTCATATAAGAGTAGTTAAACGTTAATTGATTACCTCTATCGTAGAATGAGTTATCTGTATAATCTGCATCAACTAACTGTTGCCATTCAACAAAACTACTTAATAATGAATTATTAAAGTCATCATACTTAATACCAGTGTTTCTATAATATCCAGGAATATAATCGTGTATATTAAATATTTCTTGGTTGTACTCGAACTTAATATTATTAAAGATTCTTTTTTCAAGTTCTAATAACAAGTTATCTCTATAATCATTAAATGCAACAACTATAGACCCGTCATGTCCTTGTATAACTTTAGTTTCTTCTTGATAAGTGTTGTCTACAAAAATAGCCGGTTCATATTTTGGATACAATCCTAACTTAGTAGGTGTTGCCGGAATAAAGGATCCGTCAGTTGATTCCCATTCAACTATTTCAATCTCATCGCCAACATTTTGTTCTGCCACAATTAGTACAAAACCTTCAGTACTAAAGCTGTAGTCAATGCCATTAGCTAATAACAAACCATTTAAGTATACTTGTACAGATTTACTAGACAAAGCTGAAGCATCAAATGCTGATGTTAATTGATAATAAGGATTTCTTGAATCAAGTACAGAGTTTCTAATAACATTGTTTGCTCCAGTAGGAACCATATCACTAAAGTAATAAGGCATATTAGGAGTTTTATCTTTGTTTAATTCTTTTAATATTAAGTCAACATGTGTCCTTGTCGGACCATCATAACCTAATGTTTCTGCTGTTTGTAGAAATACTCTTTTAAATTTTGCATAATCATTTTTTGATTGCTTTAAAGATTTTACAATGTTAAAGTTTTTATTAGTTATATGATATCCTGCTAGATTCATAGGAGCAGTATGCTTTACAAATCTTTTACCGTATCTATTAATATTTTTTATATCACGTAAATTACTTGGACCTGGATATATACCTGAAAACGCATTTATATCTTCTACCATAGAATCTACATGATCAATAACTTCGCCTAATGTAAACTGAGCTATATCATCGTTGCTCGGGTTTCTTTCTAAATTAATTGGAAAATCGTAATGTCCGTTTTCATTTTTATCAGCTGTTGTCTTTACCCTTAATTCTACCACATCGTTTTCTAGTAAGTCTGTTAGAAAACGTACAAATACTCGGCCGTTAATTCTATCTAATTCATAATCTAAAAGATTACTCTTTAATTGTTTATTAACATAAACTGCAACACGCAAGTCAGTAACATTTACTGCATTATCTACAACATCTACTTCAAAATTATTCTGTTGATCTATTGTAGATACATATTGTCTAATAATTTTCTGTACCATTTTAGTAGGTTTTGATTCCCAACCATTTTGGTAACTATATTCTTTATTATTATTATATTTTTTGAGGAATGATGTGTCAGTCTTTACAGTATAGAAGCCAGCAGCATCTTGATAAACAAATGTATCAGTAAGAAGATTAAAGTTAAATAATATATCTCCTGAATTTTCAATTGATTGATATTCTAATGGAAATCCTAACTCACTATCTGCTGTTCCTTCACCTTGTGAATAACTGAATAATTTAGTACCTGTAAAATTACTTGCTTCGTATGTTGTAGTATCTGAATAACTTACTTCGTTTGCATCAAACAAATCAAACGTTGGATTTGTGTTTACTCCAGCTTTTGTTTGTGACGCTTTCCATTGTGAATTATCATAGTAAAATAAACTACCTGCAAATTCAACACCTTGTGTAATAAGCACTGTCTGTAAATCTTGAGGTATAGTGTCAGCTGTTTCGATTAAAGTTATTTGGCGTCTATTATTAGTTGTTACAAATTTTACTTCATAAATTTTTCCGCTAACAAGTATATCAGTATCAGCTGCAAATAGTACACGCATGCCTTCTGCTAATGCAACACCATCAACACTATAACCTAATGATCCTTCAATTATTGAAAATACATCTGTTGTATAGTTGTCAATTAAGTCAATATCTTTTTTAGCAAATACTCCGCTATTGTGCAACTTTAATCCTGGTTCAAATTCAATAATAGGTCTTTTTGCTCTAGCACTTTGATCTATATTGCTTGGTTGATTATTTCTTGATGCTGCATAATCAATAACATCTTTGTGGAACCATCTATTGTATCTTGCCCAAGGATTTTTATCAGGACTAGCTCTGTTTATAATAATGTAATCTTTAGTACCTGCATAACTACTTTGGTTTGCAAAAGGTAATCTATCGAATCCTTCGCTATCAAACAAGACAGCTTTTTCAGAAGCATAAGCAGCAGGAATAATTAAGTCTTTATCTCTAACTAATGTTATTTGGCTTCCGACTCCTTCAACATAATATGTTCCTTCACTATATGTATTTGGAGTAACTTTTCCTAAGAATTCAACTTTAAGACCGTTTGTAAATTTAACACCATTAGAACTTGTGTATTCTTTTTTTCCAATAATTTCTGCATCTATATTAATTGCTGTATTTTCTTCAATATCAAAAATTCTTACTTGGCCACTAGTATTCAAATCATTCTTACTAATATAGAATAAGAAGTCAGGAGCATTTAGCGGAATAGTAAATTCTATTACTCCGCTTTCAATATATACATTTGCAATTTCTGTACCTTCTTCATCAAATCTAGCTATTCCATTAGGATATAATTCACTAATGTTTTCATCATCGCCAATTTCAATGCCGCCTTCACGCGGCTGTACAATAAATTCTCCAAGATCATATGCTTCGCCATACAATGTAGCATCAAATAATCCTTCTCCTCTAACACCTTCTCTTGTTGCTGTTATTACAGAGTTGCCAGGTGTAAATGATCTTGATATTGCAAATGCCATTGGGTGGCCCGGTGTATCAATTTCAAACCTATATGTTTGACCTCTATATAATACAAGATTTGGATTAGCAGTTAGTCCGTCCGGAGTAAACAAAAATGCAGTATCTTCTCCGGCAGTAGTTAAGCCTACTGAGTATGTACTTGTAACTGATTGAGATTGTCCTAAAACTTCAACTGTTTGTGGACCAGTTGGTAACCAATAGTATTCTCTAAAGTTTACAAATTTATCCCAATCAATATGCGGGTTCCATGGATGGTAATCTTGAGCATAAGTTGCTGAATGATTAATAGTGTTGCCGCCAAATACACCTATTTGGTTTGTAATATCATTATAATCTTTGTAAAAATTAACAGTGCCTAATTCATCCTTTTGAACTATAGCTGGTTCAAATTGGTAGTCTGTTCTTTGCTTAGATACGTCAGGAACATAATTATCTCCTGGTGCAAATGCTTTTGCTGTTGTTCTTCCATAATAAGATGTAAGTTTTTCAGCTACGCCAGGTTGTATTAACTGATCTAAAGTTGCTTGTAAAAAGTTTACGTTTGCTGTTGTTCTAAAGTAACGAGGTAA